CACGATAAAATGGCGGGTGGCGATAATCCACGATATCCATTAGAGAATCGTATTTCAAGCCAACTTCTCCAGGATTTGTGCCCAGTTGTAGACGCGCGTGATGTTCTGGTGTTCCAAACCTTGGTTCCGTGACGTATCAAGCAGCAGAACCGGGATGCCCGCGTCTGCCAACCCGATAGCGTTGCGAGGCATGTCCTCGATGAACGCCTTGGGCCAAGCGGGCTTCAAATGCTCGAACACAGCCTCGACCTTGTCCTTGTTGAACAAGATGTGGTCGTGCGGCACGTTGTAACGCTTGAGCCATTCGAGCGTATCCGCGTACAACCTCTTGTACTGCCATTGCGGCCGCGCCGTGATGATGACCAACGTGTGGCCGCGCTCCTTGAGCTCTCTCATCCCTTCGGGCGCCCCTGCGACCGGGGGCATCTCCAGGAAGCGCCCTGAGTTGTAGAACTCATCCTTGTGGCTCTCAAGCAACGCCCAATGGTTGGATGCCTCGCCACCCCTGAGCTCACGTAGCTGACGCATCCAACCGTCCAGGTCGGATATCACGTCATCCATATCGACGCAGACGAGCTTGGTGTCACGGCGCATCGCCAGACGTTCCCCGCGGGCCCGCGATGCCACCACATCCGTCTTGCGAAGGAAAGCCTCAACCACAGACTCCGGAGGCAACCCGTGTAGTTGCGCCAAAGCCAGAGTCACTTTGAGGATGTCGGCCACTTCCTCGGCCACATTGGAATCGTGCGGGTGCTGATCGGCAAGCAAGTGCCGCTTGTATGTGGAAGTCAGCCTACCAAGCTCCGTGGCTTCCTCGTGAAGCTGCAGAACCAGGTCCGCGGTAAGCCTGCGCTTTTCCACAGACGTCATGTGCTTAGGGTCCAGCCCCAAGTCAGCTTGCTGCTCGATTTGAACCTTCCAAAGTTCCGAAAAGTCAGTCATACCAGAGACCAGCCCCAGCCCTCGGCACAAGCACGAGCATCATCGAGCACCACATCCAACGTAGACCTTGGGTCCCATTTGGCAAAACGTCCAAGCGCCACGACATTGTCGGGGTACTCCGGGCGCTCCGTGAGCGGCAACAAATGCCCGTTCAAGCCGTTGATACAATGAAGCGGCTCGTAACCGTCTTTGAAGATGAAGTTCAAGTCAGAGCCTGAAGCAATCGGGTCGTACACGCCGTTCATCTCGCACGTGTAAACACCCTCGCCATTGTGTGAAACCCTATGGATTGCGTCGGCCGGCGTGTAGGGCGTGTAAACGTAGTCCCATTTTGCGAATGGGTCGCCGCGCGGCTTGAGACGAATGAGATTCAGACTCATGGCGTGGGCTTCCGGCAACGGAAAATACGACACTTGCCGGATCACCCAAAGCGGGATGGTCAGCACCAAGTAATCGTAATCGTGGCTGTTGCCGTTCATGGTAATCACACGTTCGGGCTCAATACGCGCCAAACGCCCTCTGACCACCTTGGCTTGCCCGGCCAACCCTTGTATGAACGCCCCGAAATCACAACGAATGGCTCTTTTGGCCGCCACATTCTCCGGGTCGTTCATCGACCTTTCAGCAAACGCCGTTGGCTCCTGCCTACGAGTTTTCCGATAGTGATCAAATTGGATGCGCCGCGCTTGATCTCGCGGCATTTCTTCCAACGCTTTGGGGTATGGTTGGACATCGCCCTTGAGCAAGATTCCGCCGCGGATGCTGTAGTTGGAGAAAACCAACTTCAAGTCGCCCATCAAGGCGACCATCTCATCCGTCCGATGGATGTACTTCAACCCGCCCTTCAGGAAGTCCCCGCCCAACTCCCCAGGTTCCATCACCACAACATCAACGCCGCTGTATTGCTTGAACACATAGTTGGTGACCAAGCCAGATACTCCGCCGCCTATGATCACAACTCGCTTCAACCAAAACCCCTCTGGAACGGAAGCCGGGGCGACCAAACCCAGGAGATCAAAGGGCCAGACCGCCCCGGCCTCAAGCCCTATGCTACTCGATTTGCTCCCAGGTCGATGACCTTTCGATTCAAAAAATCGGCCAGCGTTTCGGCAGCAACAGCGATCAGCTCGCGGTCCAAGTTTTTGGTCTTGGAACAGAACCTGCCTACCTCTGGCTTCAGCCCCAAGCGCTCCGCCAAATCTGACGGGAACGCATCGACCGGGACCGGGAAGTGTATCCTCAGCTCCGCCAACTTCGGACGGGGATAGATCAGCGCCACCCCGACTTTTTTGGCCCGCACATCCCCGTACATCGCCAAGTACTTGCTTGTGTCGTACTTGTCCACAATGTACACCTCGCCTTCCGAAGTGCGCGCCCTTGATTTTTGGACCTTGATCTTCGGCTCTGTGTGCTTCACCAGGTTCTTCACAAACCAAGAAACCAACACCCACGCATCCTCAAGCTGCTCCTTGTTTTTCTCCTGGCTCAGCCTCACCATGTCCTTTTGCTGGGCTTGCTGTGCGGGCGTAGGCGGGCGAGCCTTACGCAGCTGCTTGGTGCGCCTTGGCGGGGCCGGGGGCTCGACTTCCACGGGCATCTTATGGGTCGGGCGACCGTCCCGCACTCCGTATCTTTGGACCTGAAGAGCCAACAATGTTTTGAAGCCCTCGCCGTCCTTGCGAGCAAACGCATACTCCCTGCGGCGCTGGTCCGAATCAACGACCTTAGCAAGCGCCACAAAGCTGTTCGGCGCTTGGCCTACCTCGTTGGCGTACAACCCCAAGCCAACGCAACGATCACGATACACACAAGCCATCCGTTCCGCGTCCTCAACAGACGTTGGGTCGCCGTTGCACGCGACATCTTGCTTGTCGTAATGCCCCACACAACGGGGCATCTTGATTGAGCCTCTCACCCCTTCAACCCCCTCACCAACTTGGCGTACCAAGGCACCAAGTCCGCAATCGACTTGTGAGTGCCGTCCATTTTGCCAAACACCCCGCCTGACGCAAGATTCACCCGGCCCTCGATTACCAAGGTCCGGCAATCAACGCCGTTCTTGAGGAATAGGACCACGCCCCAGTGATATGTCTCGCAGTCCAAGCCCCAAGCCCCTCGAACACGCACATCACGACCCGCAACCGGCCTAGGATCCAGGCCCCGCTTCTTGATCACAGAAGCCGCAAACTCAGAATCCGGGGAAGCGCCCGCTGTGTGGTGGATCATCGGCCAAGTACCGTCTGCGATGTGATGCTCGATGAGGTCTGGAAACTCTTGTTCCGCCAGCTTGGTGAACTTGTCACGGATATGGTGCGCGGCGTAGTCTACCGCATTCTTGTCCAGACCGATGTATTTGGCTATGATTGGGTGCGTCGGCTCATCCGCCCCGATGTTGCGCATGTAAGTCATGAAGGCGTCATCCGGGCGACACTTACACTCAAACACCAGACGCTCCCTATCGCTCAACTTGGAGAGCAACCGCATGAGCAACTTGCGGCGCCTCACGTGCGCCTCTTCAGTCAGCATCCGCGCTTCCGGGTCTTGGTCATTGGAAGCCGGTTGTGGGATTAGCGGGGCGCCGTCCGATGTTTGATCATCCAACGATGACAAACGCCACTTCACCACACGATGCTTCCCGTCCACCTCGCACACGGTGTGTGGCGTCCTAGTCTCGGTGGTGTAACGATACACGAGACTCAACGTGTTGTTGCGCAGGACACGGTCCGCAAACTTGTGGAGCCCGCCCCGGGCGCGATTGTAATCATAGCCGGACATAGCGCGGGCCAAGGCCACGCGGTGCTCTTGGATTGCGTCGTCCACTTGCATGCCAATCGCCCGGGACAGCTTGTGGGCGTGCGCCATAAGCACAGGCTTGAGCACGCGCTCCACGTCCACATACATGTCGTTCGGGATCACGACGCCCTCCTGGCGCGAACGGGAAGGATGCGCTTGGACATCTCGCCATAGATGACTTGCGCCAACTTGTCGAGCCTATCCACCACCAAGTGGGCAGCACCCGTCCCCTCGTTGTAATACTTCTTCACAGAGCGAGTGCCGCACCCAACGCCTAACACTTCAATCCCAGACCTAGTCAGCGTAGACACAGCCTCTTTCAAGTGGTTCTCCAAGACGTCGCAGGGAATCACGCCGCACGCCGGTTCGCCATCCGACAAAACAAACATGATTTTTCTGGCTTCCTTACGAGCGGCCAACCGCTTGCCTACTTCAAGCACAGCCTCTCCATCGGCATTGTCGTCCATAGCCGTTATGAAACAGAAACGATGGCGACACACCCTCAACTTCTCGTTGAAACCCTTGAACACTAGATAGTCGAAAGCATAACGATCCACATATTCCGCCCGGCGGGATGTGGCCAGGCGCGCATAGTTGTTATGCCACCCGATGATCTCGAATGCAACTCCCAAACGATCCAATGTTTCCGCCAACGCGATGGTTGTTGCGTGCGAAAAATAAGAGCACGTTCCAGGCACCTCACGGCCGCCGGTAGAGCCGGACAAGTCGATCAAGATGGACACGGCCAAGTCCAGATTCAACCCTTCGGTCTTGTGCGAGAACACCCTTGAATCGCCCGAACGCAACCGATGCAAGGCGGATTCGTCCAAATCTCCAACCTCTTTGTCTCCCGCCACCTTGCTATGGGAAGCGATGCGAATCACGCCAAGCAACTTGGAGCGAAGCGTGGCGATTTGATCTTGAACCAATGCCAGCGTTTCTCCGTAGGACTTCGATGCCACGTCCCTATTGGCAATCTTGTATTCCTTCGGCGCAGATTCCTCGCCCGGGGAAATCCACCTGTCTTCGCGCTTGGACGCCGGATCAGGGACGTACCGTTCAGATTTGCGCGCCTCGCAGCCAGCTGCTGTGGTTACATACGTGGCCGACTTCGCCCTCAAATCCACTTCAAATGCGCTGCCTGTAGACAACGTAACGCCCTTGCCTGTCCGCGGAACAACCAAGCCCCCGCAATCCGGAGCTGCGTGGACCGCTTTGTCCGCAGCAGCTGCCAAACGATCCATCACGGCATGCGCCAACTTCAAAGCAGACTCAGCCTCCACATTGCGACCATCCGCGAACCAATCAGACGCCTGCTGGACTTCATTGCCGATGAGCTCCAACCAAGGCCCGTATTCCGGCGGCACCGCAAACTCGCCCGGGGCCAAGCGCGTCTTGGCTATCACCAGACATCCAAGCGCATGGTGAAAGTTTCCTCCGAATCCAGTTTTGGCGTGCTCTTTGGCCGCCCAAACATTGCCATACGCCATGTTTTCGGCCATACCAGGATACTTGCGGCTGTACTTTTTCTCGATGCGGATGTCCTCGAACACGTTGAACCACATCTTCAACGTAGGTTCCGCCGCGCGCATCATCGTAAGCGGGCTCACGCGCCCAAGGCGACTCGCTTCCATTTCTTCGGCAACGTGGCACACCTCGTGGTCCAGATTGGAGTGCGCCAGCTTCCATTGCTCTGGATCCAAGTAATCTGAGTTCACGGGAAGCTTGATCACGTTCCCGTCCGTACAGCACTCGAATCCCGTGAACTCAATCTGCACACCCCAGTTCTGGGACATGGCGGCCGCAATCCGTTCAAGCGGCCCTTGGATCTTTTCAGCTTTGAGTTTGGTAGCCATAGCCGTTTGTATATACGTAAGCTAACCTGTAATGTTCTCCAAGTAAATAGCCTTCAGACTTCGCCGCCAAAATACCTCTGGATGATCCCGTCAACGAAACGAGCATCGGCAGGCGGTATCTTGTTGAGCACCGTCATACGAGCCGCCCGGCGTGGGTCGTCCAAGCGCACGCTCTTGTGTGCCCAATCAATCAACCGTCGCGGACTCAAACCAACGAAACATTGGTTGTTTGCTTGTGATTCACGAACCTTGGCCGCAACTTGGACCATCTTCTGTGCGACCGGAAGGGCCACGCCCGTCCTTGAAACCAAGATGCCCGCCTCAGATGAAGCGTCCGGATAGTTCATCCGAATCACAACCCCGAAACGATCCAACAGCGCATCGTTCATCACGTTGGTTCCGGCATACAAGCCCGAATCATCACCGTAGCCGAGCGTGTTGGCAGTGGCGATCACACGAAAGTGCTCGTGGAACTGGACCGGGCGCCCGCGGTCGCCCGTCAGCGAAAGATGCCGACGCTTTTCCAACGCCCCGTGAAGCACAAACCCGATGTGGCTGGGCATGGCATCGACCTCATCCATCAGCAACCAATGGCCGGCTTCCGCGGCTTGTGGCAGCACACCATCCTTCCAGACCGTGATTGCTTGGCCGCTAGAAGCGTCCACAGAGACTTCCTTGCATCCCACGAAATCGGCTCGCCTCATGTCGCCGTCCACGCCTACGCGCCGAACCGGCTGGTTCAAGATGGCGGCCAACTCGTTGACCAACGTGGTCTTGCCTACGCCGGGCGGGCCGACGATGAGGATGTTGTCTCCATCTTCGATGCCCAACGCCAACTCTTCAAGCCGCTCTTGCTCGTGCTTGCCCAAAATCCATCCGCTGTCGTGCTTCGGCACATACTCCGCATCCGTCGCCTCCAAATCAGCGCGAACCCGCAAGCGCGCGACCCCAAACTTGCACAAGGAATCGTCCACGGCCGTTTCCGCCGGGGCCGCAGGCGGGGCGCTGGCGCCCGGTTGGTCTGTTCGGCGCCCACGTGCTGCCGAAGCCTTTTCACGGGCCGCTTCCGAGATGGTCGGCGCCCCGGGGTACTTGGCTTGGTAGGAGCGCACCGTGAGCGTGTGTGCGGCGCTGAGATGCACGTCCAGTCGGTGGTACCACAGGTTACACACCCGACACTGCACCTTCTCACGACCCGAATCATCAAATCGGCTTGTGGCTGACCCCATTTTGATCTCCTGATCGGCCTAAAGACAAGCCTAATGTAGAGCACAAAACAAGTCTAGTGTAAAAGGTATTATTTTTTCACTTTTTTATAAGTATTGGAAACTATTGTCCAACTTCAATGTTACAATTTAGCCTGACGACGTTTGGCTAGGGCTGATCCGCTGGATAACAATGGGGGTCGGCCTGGCTGTGGATGAGAGCGTCAGAACGCCATAGTTTCCACCCCAACAATTTATCCCAATATATCAAAGACTTATCCAAGTTTTTATTTACCACATTTCTATGGTCGGCTAAATGAACACCAAGTTTTAGTGTTCGTCTTTCAGACTCTCAAGCTTGCCCTTCAAACGCAAAGCACGGTCGCCTGTATACCTAACAGCGTTCTCCACGGCGGATTCTGCTTGCGTCCGGTTGGAATCCCCGGGGTCTACTCCGTCAGGAAGCCGCGCTATGTACACACGCTCGAAATGGACTGTGAGCTGCTGAGCAACTTCCAATGGCGCGGTCTTTTCTTCAGGATCAAGCGCTACCGTTACCGCCTGTGTTGGCGCAAGCTTGAAAAGCATCCCAAGCTGATCCGAGTGCAGGTGCTTGCCTCCCACGGCCAACGCAGGGATGCCGTGCTGGTACCAACGAATGGCATCCAACGGGCCTTCCACAAGGCATATGTCGCCCGTCAAGTTGGCCAGGTTCCAACCTATGAGCAGACGACCGTGATCCGCTCCGGGCGGATTCAAATACTTGGGCAGCTGCTCCCCTGTCATGTCCCTAGCTGTGAAAGACTGCCCGCCAGGACAGACTATGGGGATGATGAGCCTGCCGGCGTATTGGCCGACGCGGCAGAATCCCAGCCCCCAAGCGCGGGCCGTGTCCGACTTGATCCGACGCTCTTTCAAATATGCCGGGAGCCGCCAAGCCTTGCCATCCCAACACGGCCGAAACTCTCGTGGCAGGGTCGCTTCCACAGGCTCCAGCTCGCCCAACTCAACCTCGCCCTCCGCCCGAAGCCCCCGCAACCTGTCCCCAAGCGTGAACACATCGGCGCGGCGGCGCAGCTTGACGCTGCTACGAAATATGAGAGACAGCGCCTCAGCATGGCTGATGCCTTCTACTTCGGCAACGAGCCAAGATACATTCTTTCCACGGAAATCACACTTGAAACAGACAAAGCCGCCAGTTTCTGCGTTCACATAGAATCCGCCCCAACGCCCGCAGCGAGGGCAATTGGCGGTGATTTCCACACCTGCGGAGTCACGAACCTTATCCAAGCGCGATTCAACATACCCCCGTATGTCAAACGTCGTCGTGCTCACCGGCGGCTTCCGTGATCTTCATGACGTGAAGCTCCGCATTCATCTTGATGGTGCGCCGCGACTCGCCGTCACGATACTTGGCGATGTGGAACTCCAACGTGCGCGCCTTGGCTTCGCCGTCTTTGACCTCAAACTTGTCGTCTTCCATCTCGTCTTCATCGTCATCCGACCCGACTTCCACCTTGGCTTTCTTGCGCTTGGGCTTGTATTCAGGGTCGTTGATGGAAATGACCAAATCCGCGATGCGGCTCTTGTCGTAGCTTTCCGCGGCGCCTTCTGCGGCCGCAACCTCGCCCGCCACAGAAGCCTTGGCGTGGACTGAACTCCACACAGCATAGCCGCCCTCTTCTGCCAGGCCCTTCACCGACCAATAAACCTCGGATTGCTGCAACCGAAAGGCATCGCGCACCGTGTCGATGGCCCGGAGGTGGTCCGCGGAATCCATCAGAATCAAGTCAGGACGCCAAGCTTGGTCCGTCCACAGATCATCGAGCAAGCCTTGGACGTCGATGATGGTCGCAGAACGAACAGGGAACGACGCTATTTTGACGCCGCCCGCAAAGTGCTTCTTGGCTTTGTCGTAGCGCGCCTTGATACCCCGTAGGTCCGATGGCGCCAAGTCGTACCGCTTCAGGCGGCTGTACTCAACTCCTAGCCAGCGAGCATCTTGACGCGCGGCCACTTGGATGGCTGGCATTTCAAACGCCACGATGAGCACCTTGTGTCCCGTGCCTGCGGCGTGATGCGCGATGTTGTTCAAGGCGATTGACTTGCCTCGCCCGGTGGTCCCCATCACCAACGCAAACTCGCCCGGCCGAACCCCGTCCGTGATTTTGTCGATTGTCTTCCACCCCGTCAGGATGGATTTGATCTCATCAGGGTGCTCCCGTTCGTACTTGCGTCGGCCCTGTCGCTCATCAAACTCCTCAATCCAGTTCACCAGCGTGTACTTGCGCGTACCCACCGCGACGTTGGACGCTTTGCGCAACGCAGACTCCGCTGCGTCCACATCATTCTTCTCCAAGGCGTCCGCAACACGCTCCGCCGCCAACTGAGCGTTGACAAACCTAACAAACTTTTCCAGCTTTTCTAAGGAAGCTCTGGGCGCTTCTGGTTTGTGCTTGAAAAGCTTGGCTGCCGTCTTGAGGTATGTCTCGCGCTTGGACTCTTCACGAAAATCGTCCCGCGCCTTACTAACAATCAGCGCCGATGTTGGAAGCTCCCTGTATTTGCTCCACGTATCGCTGATGATCGCCCAAACCCACGCACGCTCCGGGGAGCCGAAGTGGTGGGCGTCGCAGACGCGAATGGCTTTCTTCAGATAATCGACATCCTTCAGCGCGCACGCAAGGATGTTTTCTTCAAACTCGATGTCGAATGCGACAGCCATACGCTATTTGCCACCATAACGCATGTCTGCCTTCATCTTGGCAGCCACCTTGCGCCGAAAGTCCCCGCCCTCCAACGCAACCATTTGGTACCGCCCTTCCAACATCGATTCGATTGTCGGCCCATACAGCTTACACAGCTCTGCGTACTCCAGATTGGATGCCAGCAGAGTGGGATAGCCATTGTCGTACCGTTCTTTCAGGTACGCCTCCAATTGAGTAGACAAGAAATCCCGCTTGATCTGCTCTTTGCCCATCTCATCGATGGCCACGATGTCGGCGTCCAACTGTTCACGCAACCTTGATGTGACGGCCCGGTCCCCAAACCCTCGTTTCAAATCCGAATCCAGACCCATCAACGTGGTGTAATACACCCTGTGGCCGCGAACCGCCGCCCGCCCCAACAGATAGCTCATGAACAGCGTCTTGCCCGTCCCGTTGTCGCCCGTGAAAAGCAGACTGTACCCCCGATCAAACGCCACGCTGAAGCGTTTGGAGTACGGAACCACCACGCCTTCAAACGCTTCTTTGTTGTGTTGTACGTCTGTTGGCTTTACGAACCAGTAAAGCTCTGGAACGCACCCCTCGTACATTGCCGTCTCATAGGCCAAACGCCCGGGCGTGATGTCGCGCTCTGAGGCTTCCGCCCGGAATGAATCCACCTCAAACGGCATCCGCATCAGATCAACCCCAAGTGCAGTGCGTTGCGCCAAGCTTGGCAGCCGTTTCCACGTAATCCGCCAAGCGCTCGATGCGTTCAACCACTTGATCCTCGGACAGCCCGCACGAGTAAAACCTTGGGCCGATTTCCACTTGCCTGGCAAACTGCGGGGCCCGTTTGGACGTCATGCTGTGGCGACCAAAGATGATTGCTCGACGCATCTCATAGATGTCCCGAACGCCACAGAGATCATCGTTTTCCAATCCGCACGCCCCAAACACCAGACGAGCGTTGGCGTTAGACCAATTGAGATCAATCTCAGGCGGGATTGTGACGATTTGGTATGTTTTGTACTCTCGCCCGCTTATCACCACAGACGATGTTTCGACGGCGCGATTCTGCGCCTGAAAGCTAACGCTCATGGCGATTCCTCGGAATCCGCATACAAGTTGGTAGCAAGCCAACTCACCAGCTTCTCCAACTTGCTACTGATAAACACCCGCTCGCCTTGTGCTTTGCTGATGGCCATCTTCTGCAACGTGACCAGGTAGCGGTCGCTGTACTCCGACAAGTCAAACCCCGCTTTGGTCGCCTGGGGTCGGAATCTTCTGTCCAGCGTGTTGGGGTCGCTGAAACTGTTTCGCCCTTCCGGGCGGGAATCCGTGTCTTTTTTCTTGGAAAACTTGGGCGATGAGTTGCCTTCTAAAAGTTGGCAAGCCACCTGATCAACACACCCCGCGGCCTTGATGATGGAAAGCGGAGGGATGCTCATGCTGCGATCAGCGAACGTCCGGATGTTCGTGTGCCAGTACTCAATCAGCTGGCGCGGAGTTACACCACGAACGACACAGTTTATTGCCGCTTCTTCAGCGTATTGCTTGTCTTTTTCAAAGATTCCGTACCGGGCGTGCCCCGTCAATGCTCGCTCTGCGTTCCGGCGGTATCTGACATAGATGCGTCCAAACTCCGCTCCAAGCCGGGCGACCAAGTCCCTGCGCTCAGGGTCTTTAGGCGAGCGCTCCAAGATGTGAATCATCTTGCGACGTTGCTTGCTGTTGGGGTCGAAGCTGATGTGCTTGGTGCTGATCGACTCCAGTTGATCGAAGTCAATTGCTTTGCCTTTGAAGCCTGCGCGCATGCGCAGAACCCCCGAGCGAAGCGAGGGGGTTTTCCCGGTTTGGACTAGAACTTTCGCTCTAAGATTTGTTATAAGGGGGGATAGATAAGGGGGGTGAGAATGGTCCAAGTTTACATAGCCTGATTCGACAGTAAACTTGCGCCTTTCAATTTTGTATTTCACGCCCATTTCAATCCCACCCATAGCAGTAAAGCCCGTTGGGCCGCACCGCTGATTTGCTTGAACTTGGCCATTGGTGTTTGTGTGCCAAGTTGGGGACCACGTTTTCGTGGGCGAAGCAATTTCTGCTTCGCGGCCCTAAACCAAGCAGTATTGCTGATTTGGCGCCTGATAAACGCTGTAAATCATTGTTATCCGAGTTTGGGATAGAACCAGACGGAAGTTTGGGATAGAACCAGACGCACCGAATTGTATCCCAAAGACAACCTGCTTCCGCGACGCAAGTTTTCATGACGTCGCCCTAACGATGTTGCCACCCAGCTTTACCACCAATTTGCGTTCTATGGTGATTGTTGTTGGTTGATATGGGCCGTGTGCGATGCACTCGATGTATCCTTTGCGGCGAAGCTCGCGCAAAACGTCATCGAAATGCTCCCTTGAAAAACCAAACTTCTTGGCGAGATTACGTCTGCCAATCTTCAGCGTTTCTGTGTCTTGGGAGCACAACCACAACCACAGAATGAATCCGGAGCGGCTGAGTTCATCCATGCCCTCGATGAGCGTTGATGGCCCGAATCCTGGGAAATCCAAGATTGTAGCGCGTCGCCGTTCGATTCGATTCATGGTGCTAAACAACGCCCGCCAGGGCGCAGTTCCCCGGCCCAATGCCTGAGGATACGCCCGGGACGGGCGGGAGGGAAGTGGCCCCTATTCCACCACTTCAATATTGAAAGCAGGCTCGCTGCGGTAGATTTCCAGCCTGGCAGCCGAGTGCTTTTCAAAGTACGGGTTGGTCAAGTCCATGAAATCGACCAGCACCGCTGATTTCTTGCCTTCTGCGATGGTCATGTTACGCATGCGTTGGACCGTCCCTTTGGAATCGGCCCCGCCTTCGGCGTTGATGACCATCTCGATCACAGGGATATCCACGCCTTCGCCAAACACAGTACCAAGCAGTATGTTGTATTCGCCAGACACAAATCCAGAAATCTTGTCTTCCCTGGCTTCCTGCGGGTCTTTCCCTGTGATGGTTTCGTGCTTCGCGCGATGCTCCCACAGCATGGAAGTCAGCTGATCAATCTGATCCAAACGGTTGGACACGATCAAGACCTTCATGTCTTGGGCCGCAACCGTAGCGATGTTGGCAATCATACGGTTTCGGTCGGCGTTTCGTGTGATGGCGCGCTCCCGAAGGGTCTGCGACCACCGCATCTTGGAAATGTCGTTCGGCTTCTTGACAGGGTAGATTTTCACGTGCTGTTTCATCAGGAACCCCTCGTCAATCAACCGGGACGTAGGGATGTCGATGCGCAAGGCGCCGCACGTGGCCTTCAACCATATCACGCCGCGTTCTTGTTCCTGCTCGTTGTCAAGGTAGGCTGTGGCGCTGAGCCCAATCTTGAAGATGGAATCGAAGTCTTGAAGCACCTTGTGCCACTCGCCTCCGCCCGCGAAGTGATGCACTTCATCCGCCACGACACAGTCCACATTCTGGATCATCTCAACGTAGCGTGGATGGCGCGGGATGGCTGCCTTGTCGCCGTCCTTGCGGCGCCCGCGTAGCTTGTGCAGCGTCTGGATGGTAGCAACTGTCACAAACTGGGGGTTCCACTTTCCATCCCCAATCGCCCCGATGTGCTCCCCGGGGAAGGCTTCCTCCAGGGACTTGATGGTCTGGTACATCAGCATCTGAGACGGCACGATGAACACCGTCCGAACGCCCAAGATGGAGATCACACGCGCGGCTGTCTTGGTTTTTCCCGAACGGATGGGTTTCTTGAGTATGCCGCGTCCAAAGTACGGGGTGTTTTTCACATCGTGTGTGATTGAGCGGACGGCTTCAATCTGGTAGCCTCTCAGCTTGATTTCTGGATTCCACTCAATCGTCCTGCGGCGGCCGTGGAGCTTGCGCTGATCTCGCAACACGTAATCCACGCCTTGTGCGTCTAGCTCCTGTGTGATGTCTTGGAGCAGCCCGACAGGAGCGTGCCACCCGTGCTTTTCGCTGGACTTCAGCAGATGCTCCCGACCATCCCACCAGCCTTTCTTGAACCCCGGAGCGTAGCGGTGCCCGGCCACCAGATAGCTGGTAACGGATTCAAGCCGCCTCAGTTGTGACATCGTCGCCCCCGCGATATACACGTGGCGGTTGTCGTATGTCAACGTGATCGACACAGAACCTGCAGGCTATATACCTTGCGGGCCTGTGTAGCGCTGGAAAGTGTACGCCTATGCCTGTGGCGAATCGTCCCTGCTATATACCTTGCGGCCTATTCAGGGTCGCGGGCTTTGGCTTCGCGCTCCGCGATTTGCTCCAGCATAGAAGCAGGAATTGGTGCGCCGATGAACGACTTGTTCAGTTGCTTCACCACGGCCTGCTTCTTTTCCTCGCGTGGCAACTCAACGGGTTGATCGCGGTACAGTTGATCCGCCTTGCGTACCAACGCCCGGGAGTAGGCGTTGACGACGGGCTTGGCTGCAGCCAAGATGGTCACGCCAAGTCCGATGAGCGCGCCTGTCAGCAAGTCAAGTTGCATACAGCCATTCTCCCCTTGCCTTCAATTGACAAAACCCACGATGAGGGCCGATGTGGCGACTGTGACCGTTACGCCCGCCGCGAACCAGAGCGAGGGTTGGCGCCACCAAGCGTTCAACGCGGCCCGCGCCTCTTCAGCTTCTTCACGGGACGCCCGGGCGAGGCGCACCTGGGATTCTAGCTCGCGCTGCTGCCCTGCAATGGCGGCGTCCTTGAGCTTGATCACCTCCAGGTAGCGCTCCATCTGAAAGTCCCGAACAGCAGCGCGCTGTTCTAGCAAGCCGACCTGGAGCTGAAGCTCCGGATAGGCGCTCTTGGTCCTGCGCATCTCATCCGCGAGCTTGAGCTCAAACCAGACTCCGCGCACGCCGTTCTGCTCCAAGACGACGCAATCTGAAGCCGCCGTGGCATTGGCCGCGGTAACGCACTCTGCAAGGGCCGGCAACGGCCCGCAGCAGCTAAAGGCGAGTGCTGCTGAATAAACGAGCAACTTCTTCATCGCTCATGTCCTCCAGCTTGCGCTCTTCATGGATTTCCATGACGCGACGTTTGGATTCCGCTACAAGCTTGTCCAACTCTTGGACCTTGGGCGCTTGTTCGTCGGCTTGCTTCTTCAAGACTTCCGCCTTGGCTTCGACAGCGGCAATCTTGCGCTTGGTGGCTTGGACGACCACAGCATCTTCAAGATTGGCGATTTTGTTGTCTTTGCGCTTGTAGATCAGGAAGGCGCCAAAAACTCCAGCGATGGCGACCAACAGCGCCCAAGGGTTTTCCAATACCCAAGCCCAAATCTTCTTGGCGACGTTCATTGGATTGCCCCCGAATCAGGCGCACCCATCGCTTGTGCGGCGGCTTCCAACTCGGCAACCCGGCCCCGAGCTTCAGCGACTTCGGGGCCGCCGCCGAGTTGCTCCAAGACATCCACAGCTCGCTTCAAACCGGCTAAACGCCGCCCAACGGCTTGTGGCTGAGATGAAATCGGCGATGCCGTCTGTACATCTTGCTGTTGGCCGATATGAACGTGAGCGGGCTCCTGGGGCGCGGGCTCGACAGCTTCAGCTATGGCAGCTTCATTGGTGAGCGCCACAGATTCGACCACGGCCGAAAGCGTGGATTCCACACGAGTCAGCTGCTCCCCGGCACGGCTGGCGATGGCTTCCACCCTGGCGCTGGCCGCGATCAATTGGGCGCCCCTCGCGGCTGCCACAAATACTGCGCAGCACACCAACATCGCGCTCAACACAGACACGGCACGTGTTCGTTGGTTGTCACGTCGCGTCTGGCGTAGCTCTTCACGAGCTTGCTCGAACTGCTCGATCAATCGCAGATTCGTGGCGTGATAGGCATTCCAAGCCGCCAGCATCTTTTCAGGGTCGATCACGGCGGGCGGGCGATCAGACGTTGGAGTCATTGGCGCAGCCAGGCTTTCAAGGTCTTTACGGCTCGTCATCGCCCAACGCCTTTCTCATCTCCGCATCCGCGCCGTCAAGTTGCTCTGCCAATCGCGCAATCTCTTGGCTCCTTGGAGTAACATAGCGCGGATCAAATTGTTTGCGAACCCGGACAAGATTCGCCCGGGCTGCTTCCTCGCGGACTTCCGCTTCGCGCATCCTGACGTCGGCTTCCTCGATTGCGGCCGGATGTAGGAGCGGACGAGGAAGCAGCCAGCGAAGCAGCGTGGTCATCGTAACCTCGCCAGCACGGCATCGACTTTGCCGTTGAACTCTCGCACTACTTCGCCCAACGTAATGGCCTGTGCAGTGAACTCGCGGGTGCTGCGCTCCAGGTCGGCGGTGCGCAGATCACGAACCTTGATGCGGTCGGCGGTGGCGTCATCGAGCGCAGCCAGGATGCGGGTTCGGTCCTTCGACAGCCACACCAGCCCGCCCAGCAGCACCACGCTCAGAGGCGCGCTATAGGGGCCGGCGGATTCCAGAAACTTGAACCAGTCCACTTCACCACCCTCGCCAAACGGATGTCGGCCGTCCGGGCTCGCCCGGCGGTTGGATCACGACTACCGGCGATGCCGCCCCGGCCGTCCCGGGCTCCGTGTAGACGGGCGGAACGTAGGGGACGGGCGGAGCGTCCGCTCCATGCCTCTCGCAGCCTGGGTCGATGATGCAGAGGCACCCCTGGCAAACGTGGCAATGCAATCCCGCCGCCGTACGGTAGCAGGTCGCACGGTCGTGGGTGGGTGTGCTCACACGCGCTCCGCTGTCAGCCTCACCGGCTCCTGGCACTGAGGGCACGGCACGCGCGTTCGCGCGTAGGCTTCGCTCGCGCCGGGGGCCATCTGCCCCAGCTCGTGCAACTTGCGGGGCACCGCCACGGTCTGCTCGACCGCGTGGCCGTTCACGCACCGGGTGATGAACTTCAGGCTCGACATGGTTCCTCCTTAGATGCGCAGGTAGACGTTGAGCGCGCCGCTGTACTTCCAACGACGAACGAGCCCCGGCTGCGCACCGAGCACGATGCTGCTGGAGCTGAACACCCCGGAATCATCCTCGACGTTGATGGGCGAGTTCAGCGTCGTGGAGTTCGCGCCGTACAGGTCTTTCAACATGAACTCGTCGCCGTCGAGATTGGGTGCCGGTGCGGCCAGCGGGCCACCGGGGACGTTGTTGTCGAGCAGGTTGCTCCGGTTCAGGAGGATGGTGACCTCGGGGATGGACGGGTCCAACACCGTGGGGTTCCACGGCAGGTTGAACACCGGCAGCGCCTCCGATTGGACCTCGGTACCGGCGGCTCTGAATCCGAGGATCTGGTTGGGGGTGAGCTGCACCTGCCCCAGATTGCCGTCTGCATCGGTGACGTTGACGACGCCAGGACCAGCGAGCGCCGAGAACAGAAGCATGATGTCGTCGATGAACCACGCATCGGCAGCCGCGCTGAAGCGAAACTTCCACTCGGCCGCTCCCCAGTTGCCCAGGATCGGAATCCCAGGGATCAACCCGAACAGCGCCTTGCCGTTGAAGTCGACCACGACCTGCGAAGTCGGGGTGATGTCGGTGAAGTCGTTGGCCTGCAAGCCGAACTGCTCGCCATCGGCCGGGGCCGGGTTGGCTTGCAGCGTGGGCGAAGTCGCGGCGTCCCAGCGCGCGATCTCGTTCGCGCCGACCACGAACGGTCCCGCGCCCGAGTACACCGTGGGGCTGTACGTGAGCCCGCTCCCGCCTCCGCCGTTCACCGCGCCGTTGTTCGTGACCTGCACGATCTGCCCAGCGTCGTCGCGGTAGAACAGCTCGGCGATGCCGCCCACATCCTTGCTGTAGAGCCAGCCTCGACCCGCGAGCGAAGCGGGGTCACTCACCTGCTCGTCCACCGGCACGGGAGCGCCCGCGAGCGACAGCCCCACGAGCAGCGAGCCATCGGGCCTGCGCACGCTGATGGTCTGCGTGGTTGCGTCGTAGAACACGCGCGCGCGACCCGCTGCGGGGTTGTTGACCGTGGAGGCTAGGCGCTGAAGGATGTCGAACATGGTCTGTGTCTCCTCACGAAATGTCTGCGTCGAGCATTCGCACCACGACGCCGCCCTGTGCGTAGTACCACTCCAGCACGTCGCGTTCCGATGCCCCCGCTGAAAGCAAGGGCGGCACGCCTCCGGGATGGCGCACGTCAACCGAGCTGCCGTTTAGCTGGTAGTCGGTGATGAGCTGACCGCCCGAGCCCTGCACCACCTCGATGAGCCCACGACGATGCGCGAGGCGGTTGAGATCGCCCGTGAAGTTCACCACGCGATTCCCCGGCAGCGAGATGGTTGTGTGGCTCCCGCTGATCAAGTCGATGGTGATGATGCCTGCCGAGTCGGTGGCGTTCGCCGCGATCTGGTTCGGCGTGTCGTCGTGCGGGATCAGATACCAGCGCGAGCCGTTGTACCGGATGCGCACGATCGTTCCAGTCTGCTGCCGGTAGGTTTTCCCGCGCGGGCAGATGATGCGGTTCGCTGCTGCCGACCCGGTGTTCTGGTGACGCCATTCGATCGGGGTGCCCGAGTCGTTGAGAAGCAGGCGCTCGTTGGGCTGGTCAGGATTTCCCGAGTACGACGCAACGCCGGTGAGCTGGCATCCCGCCACGACCGAAGTGAACCGCCAGATGCGCGACGTGCCGGGGAATGCAAGGTCGTTGACGACCATCCCGAGAGCGGGTCCAACCTGCTCGAAGTTGGACATCTCCAGGATGTACCAAAGGCGTCGATCATCCAGCGCCTCAAGGTCGTATCCGCCGAGGGACCGCCCCACCACTCGCATCGTCGGCACACTCAGCGACTGCACGTCGCCCGTGACGCGCACGAGCAGCGAATGCTGCCCAAGCGCCACCGAGCTGAAGTTGTTGAGCTGGTCCCTTGCGTAGACGGTGTTTGGCGAGAGCTGGAACACCGTCTGCTCGCCGCCGAACGCCGCGCTGGCTTGCTCGATGCGGAACGGAGCTGCCGCGTTCATGAGCAAGAACCGCGCGAGGTTGGTGCCGGTGAACGGATGCCATTCCCCTCCGATGTAGCGGAACACCACGTTGCCGCCTTTGAGGGTGATGTTGAAGGGCGTCGTGACTAAGCCAGACGATGCGTCCATCGGTCGCAGACCATCGCCTTGTGGGTCGATGCTGAGAACGACAGCGATCACGCCCGCGTGCTGGATGCCCACGAAGTCTCCCTCGACGGCGCCTTGTGCAGCCGTGGGCAGCACCACGCTCGCAGGCCCCGGGCTCAGGAAAGAGTCCGCGAGTACCGTCATCACGTTGCGAGTCAACGGGTTCGGCGGCAGCACCGCATCGGTGTAGATGCTCGGGCTGAGCGGCAAGAACGATGTGTCCAGCCCCGCGATGAGCGCGTCCACCTGCGCTTCCGAGTACACATCCAGCGCCGTTCGCATCTGCGCGGGCGTGAGGTGCTGGGTCGCATCCGGCCCGGTGCGTTCGTGCGCGGGGAACGTGAGCTGCCCATCGGGCGCTTCCTCGATGAGCTGCGCCTCCATGTCGGGGCCGTGGATGGGAAGTGGGCTGAGCAGCGCGTCATCGCCCACGATGACCATGCCGTCCACCGCGAAGTCTTCAGGGTCATAGAACAAGACGCTATTGTCCGGAACCTCGACAACTTCGCCCGTTTCCACCAAACGACGCGCCATCCCGGTGTAGGCGTTGGCCGCCGTCAGACCGATGGGCTGCGTCAAACCAGTAACGCCCATCAGCAAGTAATAGCCAGGATTTACGCCGCCCAATTGGTATATGGCACGGCCCCGGTCGAGAGCCGTCTGAACGAACGTCAAGCGCGCCGCTTCATCAGCAACAGCATTCACCCCGTCGATGGGATGCCCGCCGCGATTGCCCGATGGGTGGTTCGCTGGCGTTATTTCGCCGTGTTGAAGGTCCGCCACAGAGACTACTCACCCCGGGAAGGGGCCGGCGGAGCCACAGATGGCCTACCGACTTCACGTAACACAGCCAAAACAGGCGCCCATCGATACTTCACGGCCATGGCTTCCAACAGCATGAAGCCGGCCACAGACGTCACGCCGGCCAAGATGCCCTCGTTGACGGCGCCGCCCCGAGTTGTGATCCACTCGACGGCGGGCATCCAAGGCCACATCAGGCCCCACAACGCGCCCGCGACCATCGGGTGGCACCACATCGTACCGCGCGCCCTCGCCCACCATACGCCGGTTGCCGCTCGTTGCTTGGTGAACAGGCGCTTCTTCAGGTTCTGGCCTACGAACCAGAACACCAACACCTTGGTGGTGAACGGCCAGTATGGCTTGGCAAACTCCGCAGCTTCTGCTAACCACTCTGGCATACGCCCTCCTGATCGCTGTCTGTTGCGGCTTGAAGCTCTTGGATTGAAGTCGCTTCTGCCAGCCGTTGCTCGATTTGTTGGTGGCGAAGCAAACGGGCCCGGGCGGCCCCAAACGCTATGGCTTGGAAAGCCATGAACTCACCATAAGTATCCAACTCCAGATACTTGCCATCGATGGCGCGCCAAACCATCTTCTGGTACATCGTGATGGGGATTTGAGCCAAACCAAGCAAGTTGATTCGGTCAAACATGTTCAGCTGAAACTTGAGCCCCTTGTGCTCAAACGGCCCTTCCACGAGCGCGCGGGTTCGGGCGTTCAGAGCAGACAGATGGACCCATCTGCTCGCCTCCAACGCCTTGGAATCGTCAGCATCGCCGTCCATCATCGGCCTATTCTACCCGAAACAGACCGGATTCTTGTTCGCAGGCCCGGAGCAAGTCTTGCGGCGTCGTGCGTTCGGGATCAAGCCCGATCAGCGCCTGCAAGCGTCCTTGCCCCGCAGCGGCGCGCACCACGAACTCAGAACACACCGTGGCATTGGACCGGGCGAATGGGTTGCGGATGCGAGCGCCGATACGTCTTGCAATCAGCACAGGGATGAAGCCGAGCAACGACACATAATCGTAGCGCTCGCCTAGCGCACGGGCTGCCAGCCCCAGGTCGAAGCCCTCCCCGGACGCCGGAACAAACTCTGCGACCGCTCGGTTGGAGCGGAGCCACTTCCTGCGCGGCGTGACTTGGACGCCGCCGATGGAGGCGTGTATCAGCACAGGGACGCCGCCGATGGATGATGTAAGAGCGGCGTGGCTCGTCTTGCCACGAGTGATGAAACGTATGGCCTTGGAGACCCAGCTATTGTCGGCCGTGAAGATTACGCCAGTCACCGACTGTCCACCACGGCGTCCAACGCGGCCTGTGTGGCCGCCGCGTTGATTGCCTTCTTGAGAGCGTTGCCCGTCGCGTAGGCCCACTGAATCCTGCCAAGCCCCGCTGTGTAGCGTGCAGCGACTTCAGCCGCGTTGACGACCGATGCGATGACCGTATCATCTTGGCTGGCCATGTCGAACGGATAGACTTGGCTGTTGGCTTTCTTTTCCAGTTCAGCGAGGTTGCGTTGTGCTGTGTCCGACAAGCTGTAGTACACACCGCTCCCGGGCGGATACTCGTACCCCGCTGCGATGAGCGCTCCGGTCCTGGCATTGACGGCCAACCTGCGTTGTTTCTTCTGCTCATCGAGCGGGCCGCGGATGGATGTTTCCTTGGTGGCCTTTTCTTGGGCCGTCATCTTCACGACCGTGTCGCCAACAACCTTCCAATATTTTTCCGGAACGTCGGCCGTTTCCAACGCCGAAACATCTGGGTTGATCAAGTAATCGGGGCTGGGTACGGGCTCCCAATCTGTGATTTGCTGGTTGCTATCCAGCACGGGGCGTCGGGGCCAGTTGCCCCTTATCACTTCGCCCGTTTGCTTGTTGATGACGATGTCGAAATTGGTAGGCATGTTTTACGCGCTGATTGCGTTGTGGGTGTTACCGCCGATGGAGCCGGCCCCGGAGTTGGTGAACGAAGGCGCCGTGCCCGCGTTGCCTTGAAGAATATTGCCCCAGAACATCGACCGGACGCCCTGGAGGTTGACCACGTCGGGGTTGCCGGCCACGGTGTCCGTTCGGAAGCGATTGTTGGAGCACATGAAGTTGGCGGACGTAGATGCCGAAATTACCTGCGACACTTGGCGTTGCGTCGTGGCGCCGTTGCCATTCCAAACGAATTGGCTGTTCACAACCGCACAGTAATCGGTGATCGTCGGGCGCGGGCACGTCACGATTGGCCCCAAGGTATTGGCAATGGCGTTTTCAAACATCAGCATGACGTCGTCCACGGTGCAATGCCCGCCGCCGCCGCCGAATGCGATGTCTTGCCCGAAACGAATGAGCGACTGCCCAGTCGCCCATATGGCCAACGGCGCAAGGGTGTTGGCGTACTTAGCAAGCGTCCCGCGATGGATTGAACAGTTGTCCCCGCCCAGGTAGATGAAGCCCATAGGGCAAAGTCCCACCACGCCGGTGGCGATGAAGAAATCCGTCACCATCGTCCGAAGATTCAGCGAGCTGGGAGCTATGTTCCAATTGCCCATACCAAGCAAAGATTTGTAGCCGTTGGCCGGGGGCGAGCCGCTGATGTTGTCTTGAAGCATCCGAAAGCCGTTGACGACAGCGGCTTTCACAAAGCACACGTGCGCCACCCCGTTGTCCGCCGCTGGCACTGCGATTCCCCAACGCCTGATCACCACATTTTGATAGTGCGCGGGCGCACCATAGGCAGCGGATGGCGCAGAAGGTGCGCCCGCAAGCAAGATGTGGCAAGGCTCGTAGTTGCCACCAAACGGATTCAAGGTGGCAACGCTGGACACGGCGTTGTTCAAATCCACCGTGATATTTCGGAAAGACGCCGTGAGCTGTAGGTCGGGCGTGGTTTCAGTCGATGGAACGCCGAAACATGCCAGAACGGGATAGTTGGGAAGCGTTGCTGCGTTGTGTGCGATGAAGAGCCCATCCACGTCAATCTGGCCTGAGCCACCCAACTGGACCACGGCTTGGTTTCCGGACGGGGCTGTTTGGCTGGTGCGTTGGATGTTGACCATCAGATTCCGAACGACCGGCCCCAGGCCCTTGCCAAAGCTGGCTTCGGATGCGCCGCCAATCAGCACCAGCCTTGGCGACGTGACAGCCGTGCCGGTGCCAGATTCGACGTAGCAATCCACCACTTCGCCGTAGCGACTAGGCCCCCACAGCGCTTGCCCCTCTTTGGCCAAAAAGTAGCAGCCTCGAAACGACACCTTGTCGAACTGGCCGCTCATGTACACAACGGGCTGTAGCTGCCCCGTATGCCCTCGAAACACACAGTTCTCGAATACGGCAACCAGACTTCTGTTGCTGCCGATCACAACAGTCGGTTGGAAGCCAACATTCCCAGTCGAATCGAAGATGCAATTGCGGAAAACCAACGGCCGACCATCCCAAGGGGCGATTGAGCCTAAAGTGTTGTTGATGCCCAATTGGCTGATTTGCAAAACGGGGCCGTCAATCGTCGGACTTGCTTTGAACAAGCATTGATCAAATACCATCCAAGGGTGATTCTCGCCAAATTGATTACCAAGATGGACTCCTGTGAACAATCCAGCACGATTGGAGCCCTGAGGTCCAAACACACAGTTCTTGAAGTCGCTGGGCTCGTCGGCTCCGGGCAGGACGCCACCAGCGCCAAATCGAGTATCGCCCCAATCAAAACGGCAATCTTCAAAGTGCGCGTTGGAGCCAACGCCGCCAACCAAATCAGCGGTGTCAATCCACCACTTGCCTGGCGCTCCCGCGAATCCCAAACGCCGATAGCGTCCACGCAAACCATGAGCGGTCGCTCCGCTCCCTGTCACCACTCGGACAGGCTCCGTCCCGCCGGGATTGCCCTTGTACGAGCCGCCCGTTAGCTCAGGGAAACGTGGATTGGCGGCGTTGACGGGAACGCCCAACTTGCCGCTGGCGTGCGTCAACGCATATGCTGTCGAATAATCGCGCGCCAGGTATCGTCCGCCATCGTCCAACGACTGGATGGCGTTGACATTGCCACTGACATCATCGCCGCGCCGTGTTGTGGGCGGCGCAAACACAGCGCTGAATGGTCTACGGGCCACATGACGACGGTCAGCATTCCGAAGTGCCAACTGGACGTTGATCGGGTCATCCGGGTCGCCCGGGATGCCCAAGCCGCCTTCATCCGTATCGTCGCCGCCCGACAGCTGGCTGGTCGTGAATTGGCTCGTGTCCGTCCCAATCTGCGAAGCGCCCGTCAGCGACAGAATGGAGGTGGAAATGAGCTTCTGGGTGGCGTTGGTCAGAGTCACGGGTGTGCCGCCATTGCCCGTAACCGTTCCGATGTAGAAGTGCTTGCCGGTGCCCGTAATCGGCTGTGGCCCGGATTGGCGACGGATGCTCAGGCCCACAAGTTGGACCGTGTAATCTGAAACCAACGTGGAAATCGTGTCTTGGCCGAACTTTCCAACGGTGGTGACGGTGTTGTTGCCGCCACTGAAAACCACCGTGAGTGTTTCGATGGCCACAGACTCTGTGGTGGCCCCGGCGCCTGGAATCTTCTTGAATACGCGCACTTGGCGACCCGCGAAAGACTCGCCGCCCAGCGAGTTCACCAGCGAGTTCACGCGGAACGTGATGTTGACGCCGCCATTGTCCGTAACCAAGTCAGGCTGCTTTTCGTCGCCAATCGACTCGATGAGCTTGATGAACTCAGGCTTCCCCGTCCGGGGGTTGATCTGGATGCCGCTTGGAGCCGCACAGAACGTCGCCCCGACGTCATACAGAACGGCCGCAGTGTTCTCGAACAGCTCGTTGCGGAAGCCGCCCGACATGATCTGTTCAAGGTCCAAGACGTGGCCATAGCCATCGTGGACGAGCCCATCAAGCTCCGTGGGCTTGAGATTGATGCGGACCTGGTTGGCTCCGCCTGCAACCAAGGGGATTTTCTCGTTGAATGAGCCCTGGTCGAACAGCGTGTCCACAGTCACGCGGTTGAGCTCGCGTAGGTAGTCCACCAGACGCGGCCCAAAGTCCTCAAAGCCCATCAAGCGCTTGTTTACAACATATGCGAACTCAGCGCCGGTTGTCATTGGCCCAACTCTCTGATCAGGGGTTGATGTCTATCGTATCGGTTTCCAACGGGTTGAAAAAGAGCTCAACCTCGTCAACTTCCAATCCGCCAACTCCGCTGAACCCTCTGGAGCCCTGCGAGTGAACAGGATTCAGAACGCTGGAGATCAATGCCGATTCAAAGTACACGTTGAATCGAGTCTGCCCCGCTTCCGGGGATAACTCCAGCCTCAACGAGTAATGGACGTCATCGTGCAACATGACCGAGTACAATGCCATGTTCACGGTGGCTAGCACGGTAGGAACGCCTGCCACGACGACTCCAACCAAGATTTGGTTGAAATCAACGTCCAACTGTGCGTAGTAGTAATCACCAGAGCCTGTTCGATAGGCTTGGAAAACTCCATCGCCCATAAGGCGAGCCGTCACGACGTAATTGGCCCAATCTTGAGAGCTTTCAAGATTGGCAAACGCACTCTCGCCCGTCGCCAACGTCATCTTGCCGTCCGCGACTGTGACGCCGTCTGTCTCGTCCCACTGAGACAAATCATCATCCACGCCAAACAAGTCAAGGAACCCGATGTAGCTGACTTCGATGCGCTCCCCGGCGGGGCGCCCTAGCTTGGCAAGGGCGACAACCAACTCGTGATCCAGCGTTCCGTCATCGACTACGCGGATGTTCGAACGCATCTCATCATCGTTGGGAGGGCCCGGAAGCGATGCCATCCACGGGTCGTACCCATTCCAATCTTCGCCAAACGCGCTTTCATCCAAAACGATGCGATAATCAAACCAGTTCCAGATGCGACAGCGCGCTCCCGTGACCAAGCTGATGAGGTCGATCACCGCATCTTCGGGCCCGCGCCGCTTCCAATAGGCGACGCTGGCGGCGATCAGGCGCCGCAGCGTAAGGGGATCCAAGCGGCTGGTTATTTCATCCAGCTCTTTCGTCCACCCCACGATGTCCTTCAAATACCACAAATATTGGTCTGGGACGTTGGCTACATCCCATAGCACAGGGATGTATCGCGCCGTGGCGACGGTTTGCTTCCAAAGTAACTGCGGGCCTTGGAGGTAGCGCTGTATGAACTTGTCGCCATTGATCTGATCTTCTTCACGAATGATGGCGATTAGGAACCTGTACATGTCCAGGTTCAACGCGCCAGTTTCTCCAATCAACGGCTGGAACCCGATCATCGGACTCGTAGTCGTGATCAGCAAGTTGCCTGACAAGTCTTGGATAGGCATGTTACATCACCGCCGTAGCATCCGCTGCCACAACGGAATCACGGATGGAAGCCGCAAGCAACCCTCGAATCGTGAGGTGGTACAGTTGCCCTTCCGCTTGGTCTGTGGTAGCCAAAGTGACCACAGAACCTTCTGCTGCTACCACAGATTCCACAACCAATCCGCCGTCGAACAGATAGTTGGCCGGATTCCGAAGGTCCGGATTGTCTTCCATCACTTCGCTGAAGTGCACCTGCACGGTGTTCTTAGAAATCGCCAGAACCAACAAGACTTCAGGGGCGCGTCCGATGGCCGCAAAAACAGATTGGCCTTCTGAAATCTCGCCGCCTGCGCCTTGGACCCCGGACCCCAACGTCAAGGCGTACAACTTCACATCGGTCATCTCCGTGACCGTAAGCTCAGCGAAGGTCGGCGTGGATTGTCCCAAAGGTAGAGACACCCCAAGGACCGTCACCAAGGCCGCGCCCGGGGAGATGGGCACGATGCTGTAACTTGCGGGGTCCGAAAGAGCGGCGTTATTTTGGGCTTGGTAGCCGAAATCAACGCGCACAGTCTTGTCATCCAACGCCCGCGCCTTGGGCGGGATGGTGTTGAAGCGCGAAACATCATCAAACAACAGGATGCTGTCTGCGGCGTAACGATTGAAATTGATGACTCTGGCGAACGCCTCAGTTACGGGCACGCCGTCAGTTAGCAGCACGGAGATCAGAGCCATTTACGCCAACACCATCGCGATGTACAGAGTGCCAACGACCGGCAACTCATCTCCCGCAAGAATCACATCGGGGCCTGTGATATCCACGTCTTCAATCTTCTCATCCGTCTTGAAGATTTCGTGCACCAAACGCGACATCGGAACAGCCCCGCCAAAGTTCCACTCGTATGTGACGCCATCCTCCTTGAGTGCTTCCGGGCGGAGTATGAGCGCCAAACGGTTGATCACATCAGCCGCCGTCACGGACGCAGGCGCCTTGACCACGGCGTTCACGTCGATGGGACGCGGGACGTAGTTGACGGTTGTCACTTCTTGGTTGGCCACAAAGTGCTTGGGAACGGGCGGGCTTGCAAACTTGTCGCCGTTGAAGTACAGATCCAACTCATCCAAGATGGCCTGCGGGACCGGGCCGCCGCCCGCGCCGACCACAACCAGCTTCACAGTCTTGGGACCGTAGCCCTCCTCAAAGTAGGTCGCCCGGACGAATGGCGAACTGCCATCGGAAGCCACAAACTCATTGGCCAGCGTGATCAAATCGTCAGGCCCGATGGCAACATCTTTGGTGCGCAGCGACGCGGGACCGGAGATTTTGGCTGCTTCCAGGCTTTCCGGCGTGGCGCCTTCTGCCGTCGCCCACCCCGCGGCTTGACGCGGGTTGTAGAGCTTGGAAACGAACGTGAGGCCTGTCTTGTCGACTGTGATCTTGCGGGCGCCTACGTTGCCATCCAAGTTGGCGTCCACGCGATACTCGATGGAGATGTTGCCTTGGCCGATATCAGGGATTCTGCCCTTGACGCCGTCCCCGAACACGACCGTTGCCTTGTCGTTTTCTCCAAGCTCGATGCGATAGTGCTTGTCTTGAGACCCGCTGGCCAGGAAATCCCGAACCCGGACCCAAGGCTCATCGTCCACGGTTACGATTTCGGAGCTGGCGATGAAATATTGGCGCGTGGTAACGAATCTCTGGTTGGGAGCGCCATTGCTGGAACCCAACGGGTCGTCAGCCACCGTTCGCCCTTGTGTCACCTTGGCAGTCGCATACTGTTTGCCCGTGTCGATGCGCACCGGGCCGATGGTCGGGTTGGTGCCGCCCACGGACGTGATCGTGCGCCACCGCAACCAAAACGCTTCCACGTTGTTGACTGTGCCCTTGCGCCAATTCAGAAGCTCTGACTGTGGCAGAACATACTCCAGCTCGCCCGTCTGCGTCAGAGACAACGAGCCGTCTGTGAAGTCAATCCCCGCCGCTGCCATCTCTGTCCATTCAGACCCGATGCGATAGTCGCTGGCTACCAACGATGGCACAGCTTGGCTGAGATAGGACGTGACGGCGATGTTGATCGAACCATTCCAGGTCGAAACAACATCCTCGTACTGGCCATTTTCATTCGACTTCACACGAACGGTCGCGCCGGCCCGATTGAGCGCTCCCAACAGGCTGGTTAGATCAAACTGAAGCTGCCCGCCACCCAAGTCCACCACAGCGGTAGGCTGGATGTCTTCAAAGTCGCCATCGTAAAACTCCCAAACGCCTTGAATGTTGGTTTGGGCGATGGAAACGATGATCTCCATCACATCCCACATCACGCTGTCGTGCCCAAAGTACAGCTTGGATCCGGCCAAGTTGAGAATCGGCGCGAACGAACCGCCGTTGGCCGCCGCGGTGTGGTCTGTGAAAACTTGGGACGGGGATTCACGAAACGCCGCCGTCAATTGATCTGTGCGGCTGATCGTCGTCCCTTCCAGCGCCTCGAAATCAATGGCAGGATTGTCGTCGTCTGCTTGGGTGGCGCAGCGCGACTCCGCCGGAACCAAGCCGTATGTCGTCGTGAACACCTTGGACAGCTCATACACGACGTCAACCACGGCCGGCGTGGCCGCGTCCAGTTCGTAGTCGATGAGCCGAAGCATGTTGCGAACAGTCTCGACCAACTGGGCCGTTGGGAGTGTGCTTTCATTCGCAACCAAGTCAATCAAGACGTTGTTCTGGTGGCCGACCAGAGCGAACGCCCGAAGCAACTGAATGAACGGCTCGAAATCGCTTTCATCCGTCAACTCAGGGACGTTGGCGCGCTTGTAGCGGATCAACGCTTCCAGCAGTTGTGGGTAATAGAAGGCAGAAAAGTCGAATGACGGGATTTCGATTGTGCGCGCGGCCATGCTCTATCCCTCGCCTGTCCCGGCGCGCTGCCGGTTGAACTTCTGCCTGAACACCTTGTCTTCGTCGCTCTCGATGTTCAGGTATTGGAACGACAGGATGAACTGCTGATTCTCCGAATCCTCTTGCCATCCTATCGTATTTGTCCTGAGCATGTAGCGTTTTTGTGCCTCGAAACGTCGGAAGATGTCCACGATGCGACGCTCGATGACGTTGCGAGTCGTGACATCGGCGATGTCGAAAATCATACCATCGCCAAGGCCGATGCCTTGCTGAAAGGCATTTTCGTTGTCATCCGACCCCAAAGCCGCCCGGATGGCCTTGAAGTCATTTTCATCCCCGCTGACCAAGGCTGCGCCGCCTCCAGGGTTCACTCCAACGGGGATTCTGAGACCTGTAGCCATTTCGTTCTCAATCAATCGGACAAGACGGCATCTCTGGAAGCGAGGGTAACGCCGGCAGCGACGGGGCGCCCGGCGGGAACGGGACGGGCAAGCTGAGGGTTGGAAGCGGGGGCAGCGTGATCACGGGCGGGGGCGCCTCGATGTCTGGAAGGTCGGGCAACGCAGGGAGGGCCGGAATCACGGGCAACCCCGGCGGGAACGGGACGGGCAAGCTGAGGGTTGGAAGCGGGGGCAGCGTGATCACGGGCGGGGGCGCCTCGATGTCTGGCAAACTTGGCAAACTTGGCAAACTTGGAATCGACGGCAACCCCGGCGGGAACGGAAGCGGGAGGCTCAAGCTTGGAAGTGTTGGAAAGTTGCACTTGCTCATTGCGTAAAGCTCTTGAGGCTGAGCGTCCCTGCAAGCGCTGCCTGGAAGCTGGAAATGGCCGTGATCAACGCGGCTCCGCCGGGGTTCGGCCCGATGGGGATGTCAGCGCCCGCATACGTTGACAGCGCCGCCAGGAATGTGTTCAACGCTGCGTTGAATGTCGTGCCTTTGATGATGGCATCGACGGCAGGCGCCCCTCCCAGCTCGACTTTCCCCGCGTCCAACACGGCGTTCTTGCAGCTCACAGTCGCCCCCGCTTGGGCGAGGATTTGGATGTTTTGCCCTTTCATCTCAAAGACATTGGAATCTTTGCTGATGATGGCTATATGGTCGCCATTCGATGTGTAGGTATTGCCGTGCTGATCGATGATGCTCAGCTCGCCCGCTTCGTTGTTCAAGAAGATGGTGTGGCCCGTAGCCGTCCCGATGATGAGGCTTCCATCAGGCTCGATGCCCAAGAAGCTGTACTTGCCCTTTCCATCGGTCCATGAGCAACTCAGCTTGGCCTTCCCCGGGGTGTCGTCGAACATCAGGATGTGCCCCAACGGCGTAGCGAACCCCCGGCGTTTGCCGTAGTTGGTTGCCGTGAAATCTTCAGGAACCGGACGTGGGGTGTCTTGGCCTTCCACCTCTTCATTGGTCCAGTAGCGACGCCTCCAACGTGGCGCCAAGGCATCGATGGACGACTGCCCCATCTGCTCATCTTGGGCTGCGCCCGTCATCACTTCGATTTCCACAACTTCGCCAACATCGGGAACGATGAACCAGCCCCACTCATAGTCTGGCTCTACCCACATCGGGAGCTCAGACTCATCATCCCCAAGCAACCCTACACAGGACACACGGATGCGCCCGCGGCGCTGATCGTCGTCATTCGCCGTAACAGTTGCGGGGTAGCGCTCTGTGGTAACGCTCATCAGCCACCATACGCCGGAACGCGGCGCCTTGCTGTGAAGTCCACCAGGTATCCACTTTCGTTGCACACGTGGCGGACGCGCGTGAACTCGTATTCGCCACTCAAGCTCTTGCCGATTCCTTCCAATCGGTGAATCTGCCGCGAGCGAAGCTGCTCAACGCCAATTGTCGTGCCCTCGCCGATGATGAAGTTCTGCCGATTCCTACGGAACCATTGGCGAGCCCAAGCCACCAAAGACGCCTCGCTGTAGAAGCGCCGGTTGGCGATCAAATCGATGCTGAAATCCTCCAAGAATAGCTTGATGGATGATGCCGTGGTGTGCTCTTTATCAAGAGCGTTGTTGGCGATTTCAAGCCCTGCCGCCCGCTCATCGGCCTCAAAGAACCCTTCCAACGGGTCGCCCTCGGCCAAGACTTGCGGGGCTTCTGTGTTGTCTTCTTCAAAGTCGGCCACGAAAATCTTTCCAGTCAGCGGGTCTTTGTGCCGAACCTTGAGCTTGGTCGTTGAGCCTTGGATGACGACTTCGGGATCAAACTCCAACAGCGAGCTGAAATCTCCAGAGTCGTAACGGAACGTGAACTGACGTGGGTTGCTGTCGCTCCGGGGCCAAACGTCTGCGGGCTTCAGCGTCTCAGGCTTCTTGAAGTGCAACGTCCAAACGCCGTCTGCATCGCCATCCACCCAGAACACGTAACCCGACAGATTGGCAATCCCCTGGATGAAATCGTAGTCGCTGAGCCCCGCCTTTTGGATGAAATCAAAGGGCTGATCGGGCGTATCGTCCACGTCCAGCTCAAACCCATAATCGCCCGCGCGCTCCCGTACAGCGTCGCTGAACTTCTTTTGCTTGAACACGCGCCCGCCTTTGTCCTTTTTCTTCTTGGACTTTTCCGGGGCATGATCCATCATCTCGCTGTCTTTGGTGTAAGCCACAACATCAATCGTCGGCACGCCAGTTCCCGGAAAGTGGAACTCAGGGCGTCGAATGATTGCCGTTCCGATGTGTAGCACTTGAGAACCATAGCCCATCGCCACAGACACCGTATTCCCAGGCTGGAACAGCTTTGTGTCTTCAAGCGACAAGACGCCGCCCGAACCTGATCCCACGCCGTTGCCCGAAATCCCTCCAATTTTCAACGAACCAATCGAAGGTTGGTAACGGGGCGGGATGTACCGCGGGTTGATCACCGTGAACTTCAACGCATCGGCGTATCCATCCACAGACTCGTATTCAACAGACTGTACGAGCTGTCGAATCCCCAAAGGGATCAGGGCGCCTTGGATTTTGATGGCGAAGTTTGGCGCGTTGAACGCCACATCGTTAGGCGATGGCGCGTTGACGGTTGAAAGCGCCACTACCGCACCGGCGATGTCGAAGGTTGCAGAACGTGCGACACGTAGCTCTGGCTGTGGCGATCAAGCACACGCTGAACCAGAGCTTTCTGTGCCGTGGCCTTACGACCGAATCCGCCCTTGAGCGGGATGGATTGCTGCGTCACTTCCTTGTCGCGAACGCCCTCGATGGAGGGGAGCTTGACCGTGTCGCCCTCTTTCAGCAACTGCTGCTTGGGGTGGTCCTTGCGAATCACATCGCCAAGCATCGGGTTGCCGTATTCAAAGAACGCCAGCAACTCATAGTAATCACGTTCTTTCGCCCGGGCGTATCGGGTGTCTGTGGCGCCTTCATCATCCAAGCTGAAAGTCGTGAACTCTTCCAGATTGATGGTCAGCGTTACGTCACGGAACCCGCCAAAGTAGTTGGGACGCCCATAGACGATGTCCGACAGGCTGGTGATGACGCAAGTCATCTGGATGTGGCCGTCGCCAACCCAAAACTCCAAGATGGGAGGGCGACGCAGCGCAGGGTCGGGCTCGCACCACTTCTTCAGAGTGGCGAGCTTGCCCAGCGACTTGGATGTTCCAAGCTTGGGTGGATTGCCCAAGATGGGGCCGCCGCCCAGGAACGGGTCGCCCACGATTGAGTCTTGATAGAACCGGGCGCCGAAACTGAGCGTGCCATCCCCTCGGTTCACGAACTGCTTGATGCTACGCGAGCGATTGAGAGCTGTGTGGCTCTCCCACGTCACGGGGATGTTCTCGGAAACCGCCGTGGCCTCAAACTGCCCCTGCAAAGTCTCGTTGGTGTCCAGGTTCCGGAGGTTCCAGACCCTGAAGTTGGGCATCAGAATCGATGCGCCGATGGCAACGGCTTGCCCGGCGGCTGCCAAACCTGCGTTCGGCGGGATGGCCATCAGCCCCTCCCGCCGGTCGGTGCGGCGCCTTGCTCAAGGGCGACTCGCCGTTGCCAGGGCTGGGCCTTGAAGCCCGCTCGCTCGTAAATCTCTTGCTTGTGCTTGGCTTGGTTCTTGGAGACTTTCTTGCCGTCCAACTTGACTTCGTTGGACACCTCGATGCAGCGCTTGTCTTCCAACTTGACTTCCGCCTTGACTTCGGGCGGTTGAACTTGGGCCTGCTTCTGCAACGCCACTTGTTCGGCGGTGTTCTTGACCAACTCCTCACGCGCCGACTCTGTGGTTGGCTTGTCGGTTTCCGAGAACAGCTTGAAGTAGGGCTGCTCAGCGAACTTCCGCATCCCTTCCGGCACCAGGCCGCCCGCGCCGATGACGTCCGCAAGCTTGACCAGGGTTAGTACCAAGCCTTGGAGTGACGTCAGCAGGAAGCCAATCCCTACGCGCACGATGTGCTTGAGCATCGTGAACAGCGCGGTGAGCGGGATAGTGAGCAAACCGATGGCGTAGCCGATGCCCGAAAGGATGCCGCCAATGACGCCTCCCACGAGTTGGAAGATGGGGATCAAGAGCGGCGCCAAGAACGCAAACGTGTCTTTGACAGTGTGGTACATGCCCACGAAAAACTCCGAAACGCTGGCGGCCAAATATTGGAACCCCTCCAACATGAACGTGATTCCGGGCCCTGCCCACTCGATGAGACTTGCCCAGAACGCCTCGATGTAGTCGCTCAAGAACACCCAAGCGACGACGATGGCAGCGATGGCAGCCAAGATGGGCAAGGCGAACGCTCCTGTGACGGCGCCGCCAATCATGGATAGCAACGTGAATGCCGCTGAGAACACAGGTATCACGACCCCCGTGATGAAGTAGAACAACCCTCCCAAGACCAACAAGACCGGCGCCGCAATCGCTACCGCGGCGGCAATCATCGTGATCATCTTGGTGGTCGATTGAATCCCCTCCGGGCCCGCCGCGTCGGCTTGCTCACCCAGGAGCTTGCCAAACTCCTGGCGAACCTTGATGATGGAATTGGCGACTTCATCCAGGCCCTCTTTGATTCCCTTGGCCACCGCCACCGTGGTTTGGCCGTATTCCTCGTTGGCCTTTTTCTGATCGAACGTCCCCTTGTTGAGCTGCTCCATCACGATGGAGATGTCTCGCAGCCGTCCCGCCCAGTTGGACGCCTCATCTTTCATCGGCCCAAGGAAGGCTTCGCCCATCTCGATGGCAAGGGCGTTGGCAGCGTTCTTTGCCAACGTCATCTTGCCCAAGAATGTGTCCAAGCGCGTCTCAGCCATCTTCTGAGCGGCGCCCTCCGCCTTCCCAAACTCTTCTGTGAGTTGGGCGATGAGCGTATGAATCTTGCCAGTTTCCAACGCTTGTGAGAAAGCGTTGACAGCCTTCTGGCCGCGCAGCCCGAAGATTTCGCTGATCATCGTGGCTTTCTGCGTCTTGGAATGGACGTTCTTCAAGCCTTCGGCAAACGATGCCAAGGTCTTGACCATATCCAAGGAGCCGTCCTTGGTCTCGTAGATGGCAGCGCCCAACTGCTTGGTGAACTTGGCAGCAAGGTCGGTAGGCTTTCCAAGCTTGACCAGCATGTTGACGAACGATGTACCGGCCAGGGTTCCTTTCAAGCCAGCATCGCCCAAGACGCCAAGCGCAGCGGACACCTCCGGAAGCGAAATGCCCATAGCATACGCTTGGGGCGCCGCAAACTTCATCGCATGGCCCAAGCCCACGATGTCTGTGCTGGTACGTGCGGAAGTCAGAGCCAGCACGTTGGCGACGCCGTTGGTTTGTGCCGCGTTCAAGCCCATCGAACGGATGGTGTTGCCAGCTATTTCTGCGGCCGTAGCGAGATCCATGCCTTCGGCCGCGGCCATCGCAAGTACGCCGCCGACTGAATCCATGATCTCTTGCGTAGTGAAGCCGGCGCGCGCCAACTCCAACATGCCGCCTGCAGCTTCCGTCGCGCTGTACTGCGTAGTCCTGCCAAGGTCTTTGGCTTTGGCGATGAGCGGCGCAAACCCTTCATCCGAAGTGTCGAACAAGACCGCACGAACGTCGCCCATGGCTTGTTCAAAGTCCGCTGCCTGCTTGATGATTACGCCCATCCCGGCGCTTACCGGGAGCGCCATCAAGCCGGCAGTCCGAAAGGCGGAGCCCAGTTGGTTGGCGGCAGAAGCCATCTTGCTGCCAACGGTTCCAAGCGTCTGACCAAGCTTGCCAATCGCGCCGTCCAGACGCGAGGTGGAGGCAACGGCCTTGTCTTCAGCCTGTGAAAGCTGTCCAACGGCGCGCGACGCTGCGCCCATGGCGCGGATGGCTTGGGCAGACTCGAAAGTCAGTACAGCTCCCAGCCCTACCCTTTCCAACGCCATCGTCCAGCCTACCGTTTCTTTTTTGGAGTTGTGCGCTTGATCTCTGCGTTCTCTTTCTTCAGTTGATCACGCAAACGCCTCAAGTGCCACAGCCGCTCCTTGCTTAGCATATCCTGGATGGCGAACCAGTCCATCCCTTTCATGCTGTACGTGAGAGCAAACTCTTCTTCCAACAGCTGCTCCCAGCTGGCTATTGGGAAGAAGTGGAGAAAAAACTGTCGTATCTCCAGTCAATCGGAATCAACCGTTTCTCTGCAAACTCGCAGTTCCGACACGGGACGCTGCCGTCCAACTCCAAGGCCATGTTCGGCCCAAGGAAGTTCTTGTCAGCCAACACGGTGATCTTCTCCAAGTCGTACTTGCTCAGCTCTTGGATTTCGCTCCCTGTGAGCACGGCTTGGGCGACTTCGCCGTTGGCCGCGACGATGGATGTGATCGACCCCAAGATGGCCACTTCCTTGGCCGCGCCTTCACTGGGGTTCCCGGCGATGGACTCCATCGCGGCCCAACGAGCGGGCCCGCATACGAACGCCACGACCTGCTTGCCCCGGATGTTGATCGGGTGCTTGAGCTTGTACGTGAAGCAGAACGGCTCCAAGCTGTCGGCCGCGCGCACCTCGATGGTGTCCAAGTCCGCGATGAACTCAAACTCCTTGCCGCAGCGGCGGCAGCTGATCTTCGTGGGCAACTCGTTGCCGATGGCTTCCCGCCGCAGGTACGTGTAGATGTAGAACACGTCGCCCATGTGCATCTGTGACACGATGGCGCGACGGGCCGCCGACTCCTTGAAATCGGGGCTGTCGAAATCGTACTGGCCGATGGACGTGCACATCGTGCTCAGCACCATCGAAACGTACTGAGCGAGCGAAGCGCCTTGGTTGTCTTTCTTCAACCGCGCCAGCTCTTTTTCCTCTTTCATCCGCCACGGTCGCACTCCGAACCCCTTGGAATACGCACCGTTGGCGTTGATCAGACCCAGGGGCATCGTCGGACCCTGGGTCTTGAGCGCCGACTTCGTGAACGTCGGCCCTTTCGGTTCTGCTTGGTCTGTCATCTTCGGTTGCCTCCAATCGACCCGAAATGGGCCTTGTTAGGTCTACCGGGACGGGCCGTTGACGGGCCCATCGGTATCAGATGGGGATGATGTCGTCCCCGGAAAGCGTCCACTCCACCTGGGCCATCTCGCCCTCGTTGGCCATCTCCAGGTCGGGCAGGGCGCGCTTCTTGGGGAACACGCCGCTCAGCGTGAACGAGCGGAAGTTGGCGCCGCTCACACGCTCGTGCACCAGCGTGACGGTTTTCTTGTAGGTGGGCAGCACGGGGTCTTGAGACTCACGGAACCACAGCTCCAACGCGGCCTGCTCCGCGGCGTGGTGCATGGGGACCATGATCGTGAACTCGAAAGCAGCGCGGTTGCCGCCCGACACGACCGTTCGGTCTGGCATCTCTGCGGTCTGGAGCTCATCTTCGATGCCGCTGATCTCCGTGCACGTGATCGGGATCATTCCCAGCACCAGGAGCTGGTACCGATTCACCGGCATGTGGTCTGGTTGGATGACGCCCTTCATGCTTGTTCTCCTTCAATCACGCTTTTCTTTCGACCCCGTGATCAGGCCGTGCCTACTCCACCTTGACCGACCGGAGGGACAGCGACACGTCCAGGTCGGCCGCGCCCGTCGCCACGGCGGTGACTTCCACCTCGATGTAGTCGCCCGCGCTGAACTCCGCCGCCGCGTCCCCGCTCAGGTCCGCGAGCTGCGCCTCACCATCGGCCACATCGTGGGCCACGGCAACCCCCGTCGCCAACGGCGTGCCGTTCTTGTTGACGACGACGGTGGTGCTGCCCGCCGTGCCGCACGTCCCCAAGCGCGCCGCGATGTCCCCGATGACGCCATCGAACGGCGCCACCACGGCCGCCTTCACGCCCGTCGAAACGGCGCCCACCTGAGCGGCGTTGAGAGGCGTCCCCGCCTTGGCCATCGCGGTGAGCACTTCGCGCAGGACGCTGGGCGCGCCGTGCGACTGGTCCATCCCGGCGCCCGCTTCGCCCAGCAGCTTCTTCAGAGTAGGTGCAGTCATGTCTTTCTCCCTTTGGGCGGGTTACGCCACATTCTCGAAAATGCCCTGCTTGCCAATCTTGATGATGAACCGCTCCACCGTGTCGGCAAGCCTCAACGAGACTTCGGCAAACTTGTCGCCCGCTGCACGGGTGGCGTCCGTGTTGATCTCGGAATCGACCTTGATCTTGGCCGCATCCTCGAAAGTGTTGCCGCGGATGGCGCGCTTCACAAACTCCGGGATGAAGTACGACTGGAGCGCCGACATCGCCTGTGCATCGGACGCAGCGTCGTTGATGGCAAAGATGATCCAGTCGAAGTTCTCCCTGAGAACCTGTTCGTAGTGGCTCATCTGCTCGCGCTGGTGCTTGAAGCGCCAGGTCGGGTCGGTCTGGATGGTGCGGTCGCCCCACAGGATGAAGTTGCCGCGCACCTTCTTGATGACGTTGATGCCCGCGGGGTTGAGCTGCTCTTCGTTGAGGATGGCTTCGCCCGTGGGAATCTTGAGCACCCGGGGCAGCGTCGCGTCCACGCCGGCTTCCGCCTTGTGGTAGCCGTCGTAATCCGCAGCGATGCGGGCTTCCCGACCCAAGATCATGCCCACACCAGAGATGGTCTTGAGGCGGCCCTCCCGCGCGAACGCGGGATCAGGATGCGGCACGTCCACGTAGGTGGGCAGGTGCGTCACACCGTAGTCGTTGCGACCGATGGTGTCGTTGATGTACGCGAGGGCGCCCGATTCCGTCACCACGTTGGCGGGGATTTCGACCCTGTACTGATGATTCTTCTTGCTTGCGTAGTCCAGGCCCGCCTTCTGGACAGCGGTGGACGTGACGCCGGGCGTGGCAAGCTTGATCAGACCGAAGTTCTTGCCCACGGTGCGGTTGAAAGGCGATGCGTCCGCATCCCAAGCCTTGTTCTGGTAGTCCGCATCGGTGATGTCGGCGTTGCCATCGCGCCCGCCCGCGAGCGACAGCGGCGCCTCGACCAAGAACTGCTCGCCAATCGCGCCGATGGACGAGATGGTCGAACCAGTCGGCACGGTGATGGTCTTGTGGGTGTTGGCGTCGATGCGGAAGTTGTCCCGCTTGTTGTTCACCTTGTCGGGGTACAGCCGCCCGCCCACAAGCGACCCCGCACGGAACGGCTTGTAGTTGATCTCCAGCGTGTCCGTGGCGGCCAGCGGCGAACCGCCCGCCGTGACGGTGAACGGCGGCACCCACTTGTTGCGAAGCGCGCCGCCCGCCGCGTTGGGTGGGTCGAACAACGTGCCCAGCGTGACAACGCCCAGGGCTCCGAACCGACTGGACGACGCCGTGCCCGATGTGGCCGACGTCATCGTGATGGTGATCTTCTGATCCAGATGCGTGTCGGTGGTCGCGCCCAACGCAAAGGTCGGGTTGCCGCCGCCTGGCGAGTTGATGGTGAAATCGTGGATGGTCGCCGTCAGCACCGTCGATGTGATCGCGGCGATGAGACCGTAGTGGTTGGCCGGGCGCTGCGATGCGGTGTGTGCGCCGGTGATCTGGTCGGTGACGATGATCTCGTTGTTGCCATCGTCGTTGTTGATGATGTTCGCCCAGTAGCGCGCGTTGTTCGGGTCGGTGTGAAGATTGCCGTACTTCTTCACGACATCCCCGTCCACGAGCACCGTGAGGCTGAACTCGGTGTCCGGCCGTTCCTCGCCGTCCCCGATGAGGATGGAAACGCGCTTGCCTTCCGTTTCCAGCGTCAGGTAGAAGCGCAGATTGGTAGGCGCCGCCGCCGCCGTCCAATCATCCTTCATCTTCTGATCGGAAGCGACGGTGATGAGACCCGTGCTGGTGTTGCCAACGATGGGGTAGCGCTTGTTGGCCACGGCGTCCAACTCGATGTAGCCGCCCTTCCACTCGTTGGTCTTGAACAGCGTCGCCATCGAGACAGGCAGCTGAAGGGTGGTATTCAGCAGGTCGCCCGACACCGTCAGGTCGCCCGATGCGAACTGCTCCTTGCCGCCCCAGCGCCCGCCGTTGTCCGCCTCGACCAGACCCATGGGCGTGAGCAGCGAAGCGTTGCGCTGGTACAACGTCCGACTCGCCTTGCGCTCGTTGCCATCGGTCACACGGACCAGGAGCAAGCCGCCCGCGCCGTTTGCCAGGCTGTAGTAGTCGAGCGCCGCATCGGGCAGGAGCGAATCGGAGATGATGCTACCGCACTTCTTGTTGTAGCTGGTCTTGTCGAATGCCTCGATCAACGTCCCGGGGCGACCCTTTTCCATGATGCCGGCGAAACCCGCGAGTCCCAGAGCACCGGGGGCAATCTGCTTCTCGCCCTCTTGCTCGATGATCCCAACGCCCGCGCCGCGAACGGGGCCAAAACGCTTCTGTGCCATGTTAGATGTCCTCCTGGGGGCGGATTCAGGCCCGGGTCATTTGCAGCGCAAAGTCGAGCACTCCGGTGATATCCACGGCGTCACTGTCGTAGAATACTGCCTTGACTATGCGCAAGCGAAATACGCCCGTGCGAGACTCTTGCTGCGTGGGGAAGCCTCTCAACTCAAAGTCCTCAAGCAACTGTATCCGGTAAGGCTCATCCTGTCCAACCGAACGAAACAAGCCCTTGTCAGCGTACTTGCGGATTTCAAGGACGATTCTTGCCAAGTCTTTGCTCTTGTCTGTAAGGATGCGCCCGGACAGCTCGATGTCGGACTGCGAGGCGTTGACTTGCTTCCCTGCGCCTGTCGCTTTGTTGATCACATACTCCGACTTGATGGCTTCTCCGAAACGCAGGCCATCGACGCTTTCAAACACGATTTGAGGGACTTTTTCCACCTCGATGTAATCTTGGCTCGTGTTGACGGCGATGGGCAATTGGTACAGGAAGTTGATGCGGACGCGATTGCCCGCCGCGGGCGGAGCCGTGAGCGTGATGAGCTTGGTTACGGGGTTGAAAGAGCTGAAAAGATTGTTGAGCCTGCGGGCGTCCGCATCCAAGTCATACACGGCATCCACGCCAACGATGTCGTATGGCGTTTCAATTCGGTAGGCGCTTGCCAAGTCGATGGCCGCCGTTCCATCCGACTCGATGTCGTGTTCGCCTATCGGGCGAACCTGTGCCCGCAGTTCAGGAATCAGCGAACGCCAAACATAATCTTCCAGCTCTTCCAAATCCGTTTCGGCTAGCAGCCGAACTGTCGCGACGTAAGGCGTGAAACGATCATCGGGCGTGCGCAGATTGATGATCAGTTGCAGCGACGGATCAAGCACAGGGAACGAAGCGATGTTGTTAGCAACTTCGGCTTCCGTGTTCCAATTGTTAGGAGCGGCAGGGACCCAAGCGGATGCGCCGCTGTTCCAATAAAGCTCTGGCCCGCCGTTGGATAGTCGATATCGAACGTCGGTGATGGGCTGTCCCAAGTCATCGATGGTGTGCTTCACGAAAGCTTGGAACCCCACCCAACGCTTCAACGCTGCCGGAGCCGTTACCCAAGTTTTGACGTACAAATCTGGCGTCGTTGGGAACGCCCCGCCTGTGTCTTTCAGGCACAAAGCATTCAACGCCGGATCCAATCGAGTGCCCGGGCCGAAGGTGAGTTTGGCGCGGTTCTGTTCCTCGAAATCGAAGCTCTTGACGATGTGTTTGATTCTCACGTCGCCCCCGCTTGGGCGGCTGCCGCCGTGAATGACGCTTGCACGGCCAACTGCCAGTTTTTCACGATAACGTCCTTCAAGCTTTGGTCGTTGAACGTCATCTGTACATAGGGCCGTTCGGGGATCACGATGTAGCTTGTCGAAGCATTGAGAGGCAACCAACCTTGGTATCGTTCAAACAAATCGGCCGCTCGCCCCGTGAGGCTATCTGCCGTGCGCGAGTCTTGCGCAGCCTTCCAAAGCCTGAAGAACAGCCCTCGCATCTTGGGCGTGACTAGCACAGAAGCGCCGTTGTGGACGGTAACAGCCACGTTGAATGTCTTATCGGCACGCAGGGTGCCGATGAACACGTTGTTCCACGCCGTGTCCTTCCAAGTGATGTTGTGCCACAACGTGGCCGAATCTATCAGGGGCTTGTCGCTGCCTTTGAGAGCCTGTGTAAGCGCAGCGTTTTTGGGCGGAACCACCTGCTGTATCGTTTGGCGCATCGCCCGTGCGGCAACAGCACCGTTCAACTGATTGGCGCGGTGCACATTCTGCCTAAGCAACGCATCAAAACGCTTCGGATCAAGGGCCGCACGCAGCTTGTCTGTGCCTGTGATCTTCAACCGTATCACAGCGTCCCTCGATTCTGCCGCGAGGGCTCCCGGGCACGAAAGTTGGCCTTGATCAACGTAGGCCCGCCAAACTCTTGCCAATGGCCTTCATGTCGAAAGCTGACGATATACAGGTCCACATCGACGCTTCCCAGCTTGATAAAGCGATCATTGAGCGCCAACGTGACGCCTTGGGATTCCAAATCTACACGCCGAAACAACACATAGCCGTCTGCTTCGCTTGACACGCCACCATGCCCCGCGCGTAGCTCTTCATCAGAAAACCACTTGATCTGCCCAGGAACCGTTTTGTTCGACAAACGAGCCGACTGCTGGACAGGCTCCCTGTAATCATCATCCACATAGGTCTTGGCGTCATTCCTATTCTGGATGACTACTGGGACCGGATGGATGAGGTTCGGCAGTGGCAAGGGGCTTACCTGTAAGACGGGTTGGCCTGGGTGGCGACGCCGATGGGGGCGCGATACATCCGAAGAATGGCGTGGATTTCAGGGTCGTTGGTGATGCCCGCCAATGGGCCGCCTTGGCGCGACGCCAATGGGCCGCCTGGGTATTCATACCGAATACGGTGGCCATCGGTCCATTCCTCTTTGACGATGCCTTGGACCAAGGGCGGGACCAAGCCGGGCGGAGGCGTCCCCGCGATTGGGCGCGCCAACTTTTCGACCACCAGCTTGATCAACGCGCGTTGGATCATAGCGGGCGGGGCTCCGGTTTCCGTGACGTAGCCAAACACGCCCTTGACGTACTGGTTTTGGCGTCCCTTTCGGAACAAGCTCCGCCCCGTTCGCATCGGCGCCGTGTAGATGTCGCGGTGCGATTCCAAGCTGTCGACCAGCTTGATGCGAGGGTTGCCCTTGTGATCGGGATACCGCTGCGCGTTGTACACCTTGTACCGGGAGGCGTCCAGCGGCGTTTCCTCGTTGTTGATGCGAATCTCATCGATGGAGATGATGGGGACGCCAAAGTGAATCGCGTCCGAATCTGTCCCATCCAGATACAGCTCCAACGGGATGGGTCGGAACCACTGTCGCGTGGCGCGGTCGATGAACTCCTGCCACACGCAGATTGCCGTTTGGATGTCTGAATCCGAAGGCGGATCCACATTCAAGCCCGCCGCCCGAACGTCCGACACCGTGACATAGTCGTTCACGGTCGCCGCAGCGGGGGCCGCCAACACTTCAAACTCTTCAAAAAACTGTTGTTCCGGGGATGTCGGAAGCAGCTTGAAGTACCAGCGCACTTCCCACGTGCCAAGCACAGCTGTCAACGGCACGGTGTACGTAGCGTGGTATCGACCTGTGGACAACTTACCGCCGGCCGGGCAGAGGGCAAGATTCACGGGCTGGCGAGCGCCAATCGTGGAAGGGAAAACCTGAATCGGGCTTCCAGGGTTGGTTACTTTCTCGAAAATCTGGAACTCAAGCGCCGAGATGTCCGTCAGCATCCCGTTCACCTTGGTGAAAATGTCCAAGATGGGCGTGGTGCAGTCGCTTGTTTGGCCTCGCGCTAAAGCTGGCATGATGTCTCCAATTTACGCCGCCACAACCTCGAAAGCGCCCGCAACGACGTTGAAAGCGCCCGCTATGACGTTGGTTCCGCCCGTTCCGGATTCCACCTCCGTGGACTCCGACAAGCTTACCTGATCGGACATTTCACGGCCCGCGTGCTGTGAAATCTGTACCTGGTCCAATGCCGATGCCGAATCATCTTGCGTTCGGTGAGCTTGGTATTCGAGCGCCCTTGAATCGGAAACAGACACAGGCTCCAAGTTTTCTATCCAAACTTGGAATGTGGACTCCAACCGTAGCGACTCCCCTAGCGTTGCTGCGTCGGACAGCTCCACGTAGCGCTGCAACCCAACCGCATCGATCAACGATACCACATCGACCAAGATTCGATTGGTATCGACAGCCCGAATCACAGACTCCGCTAGCGCCAACGCATCTTGCGCTCGACGGGAATAGTCCATGTTTACCACGCCGCCGTCGATGGCTGCGATGGCGTCCGACGCCACCAGAAATAGCCACTCGATCACGGGCAAGTCAACTACATGCAAATAATCGCCATGTTGGATGATGAATCCAATGGGTGCAGTTACGCAATCCTCGCCACCCGACGCACTCACCGGCCCATCCGGAGAAACGGTGTATGCGTAAGCAGACCCAACGACGATGCCGCCCAGTATGGTTTCGCCCTGTAAGGCGGCACCACCTAGGTATACAGCATCATCGGCGGCAACGGCGTCACTCGCCATGCGATGGAATGCCGTTGCCGTCCGGGCCGTATCCGTTGCCGCCACGGCGTCAGGCCCAACGAAGTCTTTGGACACCAGGAGGGCGTCCAACATGCCAATCGCGTCAGCGGCGTAAGCTCCGGTCGTGAACTCCACGGCTAGCTGATCGGCAAGCGCGATTTGATCCGAAGCAGCCCCGCTGAGCATACCATACCTGTGCTTGTGTTACACTTCCATCACGACGCGGCAAGCCTTTGAAGAGCAGATTCTGCGCTTGGCAATCGTTTCGCCCTGCTCTCCAAGAACAGGGTGGTGCTCTTTCGTTTCGGCCCCGCAACGCGGGCACGGCGCCGTAGGCGAGCTTGGCGCGACTTCCAAGCGCGCGTGTGCGCTGTCTTGGAAGTGAACAACGTCTTTCATGTCTCGCCCGCTCCCGACGCAACCCCTTGCGTCAGGTGATGCGCACGTTGTATGTGATCTTGAGCTTGTCAGCGGTGGTCTTGTTCACGGCCGCGAACGTCGCCCTCATCAGCGCCGACCCGCCGGGCGATGTGTTCTGGTTGAGCACCACGACTTCCTTGATGCCCGTGGCCGACTTGCTACCGCCACCGCTGGGATAGCTGACCACCAGTTGGAATGTCCGGGTTCCCGCAAGCAGCGTCTTGGAATCCGCGGTGTTGAGCGTTCCGGTGACCGGGCTGATGACGTTGGTCTGGCCGCTGTTCGCCGCCGCACCACACGTGCCGATGCGGAACTGGTCCCAGTCGTTCAGGTTCAGGCCCGCGGCCTGCCTCCAGGTCTGGCGCTTGCCCGTGTTGAGGACGAGGTTGTGGACCTCACGGCGAATGACGCGGGGGCCGTCTTTGCCGTCGCGGATCAGCTCGACCGTGACGAATCCGCCAAACTGTTTGCTTTCCAGAGAGTCATTGACGTGCATTGATGGCCTCTTCCAAGATACTAATGTTGGACTTCGCCTCTTCAAAAACTGCGTCCGGGGCGTCGGGCGGCAGCTGCTCGATCACAACCTTGGCCCAGTGCAGCGATTCTTGGAGCGCTCCGACTTCGCCACACACCATAGCAAGCCGTTGGGCGGGCGTGTAGCTGTAGTAGCACAGATCAATCCACCACACCGTAAATGGCGGCATGCCGATGGTTGTGGAAGCGTACGTGTAGAAACGATACGCCTTTTCAAACTCGCCTGCGTTGAAAGCCAAGTCGCCAAGCCAGATCCAATGCTCCGTGCGACTCCAATCGTCGCCCGTGCAACCAAGCAGATACTGGCGTGCCCGCTCTGTTTCGCCTTGGTTGATACACTCTTTGGCCAGGATCAGGCGCGCTTGGTACTTTTGGACGCCATTGTTGGACGTGGCCAAGAACTGGTCCAAGCGCTCGATGGCGCGTTGCGGATCCATATCCCGCCACTCTTGGCCAAGATAGAACAGACTGTTGATGTTCTTTTCAGTCTGCCAATCATCCATCAGCTGGCGACGATTCTGGGAGCGCCGTTGGACGGCGCGTTCGGCGCCCCGGGCCGCGTGGCGTTCGTGGAACGTGCGAACCTGCGGGAGCATCACGGCAAATGTGCCCTCGGGGAAGTCCAGCATGTTGTGCACTGGCCGCCTGAAGCGGATGTCAGACGAGTTACGGAACAACCAAGGGAACGCCCACTGCTGGCCGTTCCCTTCCCGAAGCACAAATCCAACACGCGCTTCCTTGGGCAACACGGCTTCCAGCTGAAGCAAGAAGTCTTGCCCGGCCACCAGCCGTTCGTGGCCCTCGGTCATGAAAATCCAATCGCCCGTGCAGCGGGCGATGCATTGGTTGCGCGCCCAAGCAAAATTGACGCCGTTGGCGCCCATGTATTGCTTACACACGGCGACCGATTGCCCGCCGGCCGCCGAACAAGCTTCGCACATCGTCTGTGTATGGCCGGTCGGCGGCCCTTCCGGAGATTGGAGGCTGAAGACGACATCGGCGTACTCAGCCGCCGCCTCCCAAGTGCCGTCCTTGGTACGGGGATCCACGCCGACGATCAACTCATCCGCGACCCCTCGGAAGCTGGCCAACACGGGGCCCAAGTCGCGGGCTTCATCGCGCACGGGCAAAGTGACGCTGAGTCGGAATGGCTTGTGTGCGATGTTCCCGCACACCCCAAGCAGATACGGCCCCATCACCTCGACCCGCACGGCTTTGCCCCAACACTGCTCCAACGCGCGCTTGAACGACATCGCCGTGAACTTGATGGCGTGCTGAGGCTCTTCATCCGGTCCCAGACGGTTGTTGGGAACAGATATGAGCGCCGACTGCCCTTGGTACCACATCGAATACAGCAAGGCGCCGCGCCCGGGGTAGTCGAAATGCTCAAGGACTTCCGTGCAAACAAAGAACGGCACTGTGTGATCGGCGGGAACCCCGCCCGCCAAGTTGGCGTTCAGCGTCTTGGCGCCGCGTAGTTCTGCTTGCTTCAACGCCGATGCCGAGTGGTCGATGACCGTGACCTTGGCCTGGCGCTCTTGGATGAGCTTTTCCGCGAGCGAACCCGCGCCCCCGCCTACGTCCGTGACGGCCGCTCCGGGCGGAATCAGCTCCGCGATGCGGGCGTACACTCGTTTGAGGGCTTCAGCCCTCCACTCGACTTCCCCCGCAGTTTGCCAGAGCTTGTCCCAAATGTCTACAGAGTTGTTGCGTCGGGCTTGGTCTTGGACGATGGTTTGATCCATGTTCCCTTTCTTCTGCCTAGGAGTGCGCGAGGCTGACTTAGGACGATAGGAGCCATAGGCGGAGCGGCCCGATGGCAGGAGTCAGCCTCGCACAGCAGGAGCGATCAACGCTTGTGATCGGGGGCGCGGCGGGGCTTGGCGCGGACTTTCGAGCGGGACTTGAGCACACTTTCCAACGCGCTGTCGCCGTTGATGTGCTTGGAGATGTACGTCTGCCCGTCCGCGCTCTTGCTCACGGCGGTCATCGACTTGGGCTGGTACGTCGTGACGCGCTCGACTTCCACGACGTCACCAAACTTGAACGTCCCGTCCTTGTCTCTGTCGAACTTGACGGCGTAGTAGCCGTACTGGTTGGCGGCCCCCGTCTTGGAGCGGTACACATCGAACACGGCCACGTTGCTCATGACTTCGGCCATGTAGCAGCCGTCCTTGTCCTTGACCAGATTCAGCTTCTGGTACAAGTATTCCCGACCCTTGCCGGAAAGGGCGCTCGTGAACTGCGCCAGCGTTTCGCCTTTCATCAAGTCGATGGACTTGGTCACGATGACGTCCATGGTCGTGGTCTCGCTCATTTCATCACCTCGATTCAGAGATACTACGCTTGTGTTGGTTAGGGGCGGAACCGACGCTTTCCAACCTTGGATATGGTGATACGCGCCGATGGTTGGGAACGATGTACCATCAGCACCAAACGAACATCATCGGCGTACAGCACCAAACGCCAGCCGCCCTTCACGCTCCCACTTTCGGCCACCGTATCAATCTCGTATTCGATGACACGGAAGTCCTGTGGCCTTGTGACGCTGTACTGTACGCCGATTTGTCCGGCCGCCTTGGCCCCGCACTCCGTACATCGCGCGCGGGTTTCGTTCTGGCCAACGATAGAGATTCCAGTTATGGACGACTGGAACCTCTGTGACTTCAGACGTTCAATCCAAGCGTCGGCTTCCGCTTGGTCTGTGAAGTCGATGCGATGGGTTTGCCCATCGGATGTATGAATCTTGATCAAGTCGGCCCTTTCAGGGCCGAACCAGTCCAACCAGACGCCGACCCAAGGTCACTTCTTGGTCTTGGACGGCCGTTCGGCTTCCTGTGCCTCGGGCTCCGCCGGGCGAACGGTCGGGGCCGGAGCAGGCTGCTCGGATGGCTGCGGCAGGACGCGACTCTTGACCTTGGGATAGAAGCGCTGGATGTGAGCCAGCTCGGCCGCAGTGATGGACTTCACAGATCCAGGCTGGAGGTGGAGTGCACCGGTGCATGAACGCTCCCCGAAGGGCACGGGCTGCTTCTTGTCATCGAGCAGCGCGCGACCGTTGGGAGCGATTTGGAACGCGGGGAACTCAACCTGGCAGGGCTCGCCTACCGAAAACTGGACCGTGAGCATACGCAGCCTCCTCAGTCTTGGCTATCTTCCGCCTGGGCCTTCAGGATGGCCTCGATCATCGCGGACTTCTTGGGCTCGCCATCCGACAAGTCCAGCGCGAAACGCTCCGCCGCCAACTTCACGAGCGCCGACTTGCTCATGCCACTGAGCTCCTGCTCGGTGAGCGGGGATTCGTCGTCATCTTCGGGCTCCGCCGCGGGCGGGGGCGCCGCCTTGGGCGGCTTGGGCGGCTCGACCGGACGCAAGAACGTCACGGTGAACTCGGGCTGGGCCTGGAAGTAGGCGATGTCCGAATCGTTGTCGATCACGGCGGGCTGCCCGCGCTTGAACGTGCGACCCCGGGCCGTGTAGGTTTCGGACTTGCGAAGCTCGATGCGTGCCTTTGCCATCTTGTGTCTCCCTGTTCAACCAATCAATGGCGCCGTTTCAACCCGCCTCGTGGCGTAGCCACAGGCTTCTGACGCCTTCACCCCGCTACCGTTGGGACGATAGCGGGGCAAAGACAGAATCGCTACTGGAAAGTAGCTTACACGCCGTCGCCGATGTTCTTGACCTTGGTGATGGCCGTCAGTTCCTCGAACTGGACCGACACCTTGGCGGTGATGGCGTACTGGTTGACGCCCTTGTAGATGTCACGGTCCTTTTCGATGCGGATGTCCCGACCGATACCGATGATCATGTTGTTCTGGTGCGTCAGGAGCAGCTGCGGGTTGGCGTTGTACGTCACCTTCACGGTGTCGCCGCTGCCGATGGTGCTGCCGCCCGTCCGCGCGATGGTCCCCGCGGTCGCATCCAAAACGTAGTCCGTGCTGGAGCTGTACGGGGTGGTCGGGATGCCAGCCAGCGTGCTCGGAGTCACGACCACGTTCTGGACGGGGCCGTTCTTGAGCGCGGTGGGCGTGGTGCCCGTGAGCACGATGTGCTCGGTGATGCTCGGCAGGAACTCCCACAGGGGGACCGGCACAGCGGTGATACCGAAGGGGCCGGGCATCCCGCCGCCGCCTCGCGCAGCATCGTCGCCCAGCATCGTGGCGCGCGTTGCCAGCTTCTCCAGGTAGAGCTGCCACAAGTCGGGCGACATGAACCAACGCAGGTTGGAACGATTCCGCCGGAACTTGGTGGGCAGAGCCCGGATGGCCTTGGAGAACACGCTCAGACCGATGTTCTGGCCTTCCGCGTCCACGACGTTCGCCCCGTCACCGAGCAGACTCCAGCCGTCCTGCAGAGCCAGGTACGTGTCCTTCACGTACTGGGTGCTGGAACCGCCTTCGATCAGGTCGGATTCGAGGATGGCCGGCCCCAGCTTGTTGCCGTTGATGTACAGGTCTTCCAGGTCGTTGGCGAGCTGCGTGGCCATCAGGCGGATGATGGTCTCTTCGACCATGTCGCCTTCGATGTTGAGCTCACGGAAGTTGTCGCCAATCTCGAAAGGCACCATGATTTCGCTCGGGGTGAGCGAAATCTTGGACGTGGAGATGCCGCGGCGAACCTGCGGGTCCACAGCCTCCCTCTTGGGCACCGCGACGCGCTTGCCGACACCAATCTTGTCGATGTCCAGCGACTCGTTGCGGAACCGAACGACGCGCGCGTTGTCCGTCAGCACCGTCTCATCGATGACGAAATCGATGAAGCGGTCGGACTGCGCAGGGTTCAGCTTGCCTGCGGCGGCCAGGTCGTCGGCAACGATGGTTGCCTTCCTGACCAGTTCCTCGTTGGTGACACTCATTTCTCATTTCCTCCTTGGATTGGAACCGGGCTCGGATGGACCGGCCAGAACTACAGAAGCCCCGACCACAGGGACTTCTGGGTCTTGGTCTGGGGCTGATCGTCGCCCGCCGACTGGCTGGCGGGGCGTGCCTTCTCGATGGTCTCCAGGCGCTTGGAGATGGCCGACAGCTGCTCGATCACGGCCGCGTTCCCCTTGAACGTGGTCGCCAGCTCTTCCACCTTCTTGGTGATGCCCGCCATCGCTTCCTCGATGGCCTTGGTCACGCTGGCGTCGCCACTCGACAGCGCCGCGCGAGTGGTGTTGGGGTTGCCGTGGCGCTCCACCTGGGGCACCGTGCTCTTGGGCGACTCCCCGGTCGGGATCACGTCCATCATCAGCTTCTGCAGCTGCGCGATGGCGTCCTGGAGCTTGGCGATGCGTTCGGCGGTGAACGTCTTGGCCTTCTCCACCTCGGCATCCGGAGCGCTCTGGCCCGCGTCGTAGGCGGACATGGCGCGCGTGAGCGCATCGCCGCTCATGCCGGCGCTCTTGAAGGTTTCCTCCACCTTCTCACGCGCCGACTTCTCCACCGGCGCGGCCGGCGTTTCGGTCTTGGGGGCGTCCGCGGGGATGCCCGCGGCCTTGGCGATGCTGTCCACGAGCTGGGTCACCTGCTCCATGGCCTTCTGCACCGCATCGCCCTCCGCCTTGGACACATCCACCGACACGCGAACGGCCCCGCCGTTCTCGCCCGTGGTGGCACCGCTCGTGTTCGCTCCGCTCATGTCATCCTCCATCTGCCGTTTGGCGACCAAAAACTCGCACTCATTCGCAGGAGTGTCCACAACGGAAACTTCTCCAACGGTGAGGTCTAAAAATCGCCGCTTTGCTTGCTTAGGCAAAACTTACTCTCCATCCAGACTCTTGACTTTGGCCTTCCCCCCGATGGAAAAGCCTGTCAGCTTGCCGCTCTTGACGGCGTCCCAAATCTTGGACTCCAGGACTTTCACGACCATGATCCAAGTTCCCGCCTTGATCACGCGCGAACCGATGGACATGTCGGATGGCGCGATGTACGACTGGCGCAACTCGAAACGGCGGTTGAACTCCTTGTGCATGAATCCAAGCTTGGTAGAGCGATTGAATCCTGCAAGAAAGTCGCCTGCGGCCTTTTCGATCACCTCTGCCGAAATGATGTCGCCTTGGGCATCCACAGTTTCCGGAGCCAAGACCACGCCTGTGATCTCCTGGCGCTCTCCGTCTGTCTTCAAGATGGGGACGTAGAACTTGATATCATCCGACTTTTCCACGCCCGCTACGTCGTCAGCGTCTTGAAGCTCGTTGTCCGGGTTGATTCCGGAGCCGCCGGGCAAGCCTTGGGCCGCGTGCGTCTTTCCTCCCGACTCCAGGGAGGCGCTCAAGATGGCGCCTGCTTTCTGCGCATCCAACGTGAACGCGAGCTTGTAGGCGTCGAACAGCCCTTGCAGACTTGTCCTCAACCGCTCGGAGTTGGAAGCCATCGCCCAAAAGAATAAAGCGAGGGCGGGGCGGGAGCTAGTCTGTGAGCTGATCGTAACTCAAGGTTTCCCTTGAGATGTCCACCGTGGTGCGACACCTGAAGTGAAACGGCGGCAGTAGAACGCCTGCGTCAGCCAGCGCTTGGGAGTCTTGTGCGCTCTGCTGTCCTGGCTTCGGTGAAATCTCCAGTATTTCCCCGTATGACAACCAAGGGTGTGCCTGCTTGTATTCCTCGGGCGTGGATGCCTCTGCCACCTCGCCCAGATGTGATGCTGCGTCGGCCACGGTGAAAATCTTGCCGTTCAAGTGTGCGCAGATTTCCGATGTTCGATCATCCATCGGATTCACCAATTCATACTTGGTGATGCCGATTTCCATGAACGAACGTATCTGCCCCAAGGAACGGGCGTTGGTTGCGGCGTTCGCTGCCAAGCCTTCAAAGTACTGCTTGTCCGTCCCCCGGAACCCTCCGGGACGCCCCACGTGGGATAGCGATTCCCGAACGGCTTTCATCATGGCTGCGGCCGCTTCACGCCTGCCAAGGCCCGCAGCTTGAACAGCCGCGGCAACCTCGCGTACCGTAGCAGACACGTTGCTATCATAGTGCCGACCAATCCAAATCAACTGCTCTTCTTGGAGGGCCCGTATGGTGCGCTCATCGACCAAATCGAACGTAGGCTCTGCGGCAACCTCTTCATCGCCCTTGGCTTTGGTAACATCCAACTCCTTCAACATAGCGCTTGTATATTGAAGAGACAGCTTGGACTGCCCCGTGGCTTTCTTGTGCCCGGCGAGTCTAGCAAGCTTGTAGATTTTACGCATGGCCGCGCGCATCGGGCGATACATATCAGATTGCCACTTGGCCATCACATCGCGCACCTCGGCGGCGATGGTTGTGGCTGTCTTTCCGCGCCGGGCGAGGGCGCCCGCGCGTAGCTCTGCTTGCGCGGCTCGTTGCCTCCAAGAGGCAAGCAACAGCTCCTGCAGCCTTGCCTCGGCCTTGGCAATCTGCGCCACCTCGGATAGCACGAGCGCTTTGGCCACCAACGCGTCACCGTTGGAAACCAGCAAATACATTGCCTCCAGCTCACGCGCGCAGGCTTCGCACTGCACTTCGATTAGCTGGTCTGTGTGCTCTCGCGCCACAGCTTTTCCACCTTGCGGTTCAACGCCAGAACCAAGGCTGCGGCACGTGACATCGACTCGTCTTCAGCTTCGGCACCAGCTTCCTCATCGTCCTCAAGCAACGATTTCAGAATCTTGATGGCCGTAACAGATTGTCCAGGCTCCGCAGGCTCCGGGGCCAAGTTCTTTACGGCCTCAGCCATCGTCAAGCTGAACGGCACATCGGCCGGGAACCATTCGGGGAAGCCGGGCACGGGCTGGCCCAAGATGTCTTCCATGATCGCGCGGCTGATGGCGGGCGTCATGCCGCCCGTCTTTTCGGAGCCCGCGAGAATCTTGACCAGTTGGGCGTTGTCGGTGGTGTTGGGCGTGTTCGACTTGTACTTGTGGTACACGATGCCCATCTCGGGGAAAATGAGACGATTCATCATCTCATCGAAGATCATCCGCTCCGGGGCGAAAATCTGTTCATCGGCCAAACGCCGGGACGACTCCGCCGTGGATTGTGTGTAATCCTCAGAGCGTCCCACGAAGATGGGAGGCAAGCGGAACGCTCGGCGCACCTTGTCCTGGTTGTTGGAGCTGTAGTTCTGGAACAGGGCATCCTTGTGCTGATCGGCCGTCAGAGGCTTGATCTCGACCTTGAACTGCCCTCCATCATCGCCTTCATCAGAAATGGGCTCGCCTTCGATGATGAGAAACTTGCTGTAGTTGTCGGAGCCTTGGACCTGTGACTCCACGAAACTTTCGATGCGCTCGATGGTGCCTTCCGTCAACTGCCCGTTGGAGACCAACACAGCCATCGAAGGGATGTTGTTGTTCCTGAACGTCACATAGTTGATCTCTTCAGCAGCGCGGTCGCCAAAGATGGAGAGCAAGTTGCCGATGAAACGCGGCATACCGTAAGGGCTGCGCGGGCTGTACAGCCTTTGGTGGATGACTTCGGTGGCCTTCCGTTCCACCGGCGTGGATGCAACTTCGGCCGCCGGTATCGGGTCGCCTGTATCTGCGAAGTATTCCTGCGGGTCGCCAAACTCCTTGAACCACCGCACCTTGTGCCCCTGGACTGTGGAACGCAAGCCTTGGCTTGAGATGAAACGCGACTGCACATAGCGCCGGAAACGCCGCCACTCCTTGACGGTCGCCACCTTGACAGAGCCATCGACTTGAAGCTCCAAAATCTTTCGATTCACCAAGCGCGGATCATCGTCAAGACGCCCCAGGCGCACTTGGTAGGACGGGATGTGGGTGAAAGTCTGGACGCTGCCTTGGTTGTCTCGCACCACCTCGAAATAGCAATTGCCCGTGGTTTCCTTGTCCGTGCGCAACTTGCTTCGGAACTCAGGAAACGACTCTTGGGTGGCGTACATGAAGAAGTTTTGGAGTCTGACGTTCTCAGCCAGCGAGGCGTTCTTCAGCTCCTGTGTCGGCTCGTTTCCATCATCGGTTTTCTTGAGCTGCAAACGAGGGACGAATCTGTGCCCCGTGGCTTCGATGTTGGTCCCCATCGCCTCGATGCATTGCTGAAGCTCGCTGTTGTTCTCAGGCAGCGTCGCAAGCGTCAGCAAATCGAACGGCGGCTCAATCGTCAGCCCGCGACTCAGCAAGCTCGACAACGGGTCTTCACCGCCGACCTGGCTTGGATTCGGAGCGGCCCCGGGCGCCGTCGTCAACGCCTTGGACACGGGGGCGTCGCCGACAACAAAGGCGCGGATTCTCCGCATAGCGTCCTTGTTGGCGGCGTTAGAATGGTCGCCTGCTTGTTTGTAGATGGGCACCACAGCGGCGGCAGGCGCTCGATTGCGGGCTCTGCGTGGGGGCTTGGCGCTCATCAAATCACTCCGGGCTCGCGCTCGCGCTTGCGGCGCTTCTTGATCTTACTGGCCGTGATGGCCAAGTCGAAGGCGTCAAATAGATCATCGTGATCGTTGTTGGGGAACAACACCATGTGCTCCACCAACAAGTCGTGCTGCGTTTTCTTGAAGAAAACGCGCTTGTCTTCAAACAACGGCGACAGCTTCCAAGCGCGCGTCACCTTGTCTTTCTGCGTCTTGACGGGCTTGATCCGAACGTCGGGATCCAGCTCTTTGAGAACCTGCAACTGTGCTTCTTGGTACTGTACAGTTTCCAAGCCGACACGAACTGGATCCCAACGTCGATAGAACTCCATGATTTTGGATGTTTGGGCGCTGAACCGCAATTGCCCTTCATAGTGGTCCAACACGTAATACCCAGTCCGGTCGGCCGTAATCCCGATGACCACGATGGCAAACTTGTCTGCTGTTTGCTTCTCAGAAATGGCCAAGTCCACGCCCATGAACACGCGCAAATCTTCCAAGGCCGGATAGTCCGAAGCCTGGACCATCTGGCAGTCGTCGTATTGGAAGATTTCGCCCTTCATCGCCTCGGTATCGCATTGATACTGGGCGTTGAAGATGATCAATCCAGCTTTCTTGCGCTTGCGCGCGAACCAGACAGCAGGGTACTTCTCGGGCCACGGACTACGGCCGGATGAATCCAGCGCAGGGATGATCTGGTGTGCCTTGTCCATCTCATTCTCGATGAAATGGCCGTACAAATCCCCATAGTGGTAGCGCGTCCCTAGGTGGTGGTGCTCCCCTCTGTGCGGAACACGCACGTCCGGGGGCTCCAGAGTCGGGTCCAGCGTTTGGTAATACCAGCTGCGCGTCTTGTCACGCATGTACTGGGTTCGGCTGTTTTCTTCATCCACCAAGTCGTCAGACAGGATGACGTCATAGTGCTTGGAAACGATGGTGCCATCAACGCCAACGCAAGTGATCGACGCTTCTTTGGCTGTGGATGTACGCGGCAAAACTTCGATTTCGCGCGAATCCCACTTGCGTATCTTCTTGGAGTCGTAGTATGGGCCGAACACCTCTTTCAAGCGTTCGTTGGACTCAAAGATGCCTTTGATCTCTTTGAGGAAACCCTCCGCGTTCTGTGCTGTCTTGGAAGCAATCAGAATGCGAAGATTGGGATTCTTCAACAGCAGGTGAACGGCTTTGGTGATCGTACAAGTGGTGGACTTGCCGGCCCCGCGGAACACCAACTGTAGATTCACGGGATGCAGGAATTGGAACTTCATCAACGCCAAATGGAATGGCTGAAGCTCCAACCCCAGGATGGCCACCGCCAGGATGTCGATGCGGTCGTTGTCCAGTATCTGCTTACGCAGCCACTCATTCCCCAGATTGCGACAGTGCTGATAGTATGTCGCCAGCTCCGACCGTTCGGCGGTCTTGAGCTTCTTGTCAGTCAGACTTGGTACGGGCGACGACAAGCCTACAGCACCCCGCCCCAAAACGTACTACGTTTTGAAACAGGGGCATCTGACTTTTCGCTTTTCTCTGGAGAAGCTGGCTCAATTCGAGATTTGAAGCCGTGATTCTTCAACCAAGTCCTTGCCCTGTCCACGGTCCACTTGGAGCGATCAAATCTCAGCGATTGGATCTCTGACTTGCCATTGGGCCGAACCCCGAAGATGGCGCGAACGCCCGCGGGCGCCCCGGAAAGAGCGCCAGATGTGAAGCGCGTGTACCGACTCGGGGAAGCTTGGCGAGCTGCGTGTTCATTCGGAAACGGCATCAGCCCTCCTGCGGGGGTTCTGTCTTGGGATACAGACCGCTCCCGGGGATGTGGAAACGGCCTGTGTCTTCGCCCTCAAAAACCGCCAAATCTCTTTCAACTTCGGCGTCCAGGCTGCGCTTGCGAAGTACGGTCGGGCGGTAGCCGATGCGTGCTTGTGCTTTGCGTTCGGCGTCCAAACGCAACGCGTTGCCTTCATCGTACCCCGTCAGATATGCCAATCTCAAATCGGCGCGTGCGGGATGCTGGGCGAAGCGCCCTTGGTGAGCGCGACCGTGGACCCCATCCCTCCAACCTGCGCGCCAACTGTGAAACTGTTCGAACTCAGTGGCCTGATCGTCGTCTTGTGGCATAGCGGGCGCCACTTGACATCCGTCAGCTGGTCCCCTCGGCCATATCGAAGCCGCTGGTCGCAATCTTGGTCTCGCCAACGCCGGCTCCGGAGTTGACGGCGATGAAAACGATGCGCCCGTCGCAATCGAACGTGAAGACGTAGGGCGTGTTCACACCCAAGCCGGTCTTGGTGAACGCGGGGTTGGTCTTCACGAACGCGCCTGCAGCCTCGCTCCAGACCAGCACTTCCACGGTCGGATTGTCCCCGCCGGAAGGGGCGACTTCCACGCTCAAGCGATTATACTGCCCGCAGTTCAGGCCCTGCTTCTTGTCCGTGAAAGGGCCGGCATCGTTGGCCGCCACAGTCCGATACAGCTTGGAATCGGGCGCTTGCGTCGTGTTCTGCATTCCATCCTCCGAAAGTACGGCTGGACCGGGGCGTAGGGCTCTACCCTACCGCTGACGCCCCGGTCCAGCCTCGCCCTCGCCCCGGGAACTACTCGTGCGCCGCCCAGTGGATCACTTCGCCCGACACGTTCACGTCCGTGTCGGCGCCGATGCGGAAGCCGTTGGCCAGCGGGGTCACGCCCAGGCCAACGCCGATGACGGACATGGTGCCCGCCGTGATGCGCTTGTGGCCGCGCCCCTCCGCCATCGAATCCGTCCACACCGCGGTCACGAGACCATCGTTGTTGAACAGCTCGACCCGCCGCGGGCGGAAGCCCACGCTGGTAACATCGAGGTTGGCCCCCGTTCCCTTCACCGCTCCGCTCTTGCTCAACTGAACGCCTGAAGACATTGCGCTTTCTCCCTTGTGTATGCGCCCAACCCTTGACAGACCGTGAGACGCTTCAACGCACGGCCCTGCGATTGCTCGGGTCAGATTTGCGTCGTAACAGTCTGTATCCTACTGGCTATCAGCCCGGCCACCTAGGCGCACACGTAGGGCGATGTGCACGTGGCATGTAGGTCGGCGTGGATAGACATGACGTCGTCAGGGGCGTTTGGTGCCGCCGTCGTAGGGCTTGGCGTAGCCGCCCTTGATCAGCTCTTGGCACACATCGATTTCGACCCCATCGACAGCTCGCGTCACATACACGTCCGCAAGCCACCGTCCGTACTTGTCTGCCTTGTGGCTGACCAAACGAATCTTGCCCGCCCCAAGCAGACGTTCCAACGCGACCTTGGCGGCCAGCCCGGCGTCCCTTGTGGCGCCCACCGTCTCAGGCGTGTCGATGCCCGCAAGCCGAAACTCAACGATGGCCTCTTTCTTCAGCTCCAAGAAATCCAAGATTCCGAATCCGAAATCCACGGATATTCCATAAGAACTTTCCAACTTGAAGTACACAGTATCGCCATCCACCACACGATGAACCGTGGCGCTGTATTCGTACTTCGTTGGCTTCACATACGACGGGGTCACGCGACGCCCTTGGCAGCGAACGCAAACCTCAAGGCATCGATCAACTCAGGGCCGGGGTCGCGCTTGTTGGCGGTGATATGGTAGTGGCCGACGAATCCCTTGAACTGGTCGAGCAACGCCCTGGGCATCTCAGTCTGAAGCTCGGCGTCCGGAACCCGCCGCTGGACCGCGGGGACGGCCTTGGAAAAGGCTTCTGCCAACGCGATGGCCGCCTGAATCTGGACCGGATAGAACCGGGCCGTTTTGGCAGCCTTGCCGTGCGTCGTGGCGATGTACACCCCGCGGTCGGCGCCCAACTTCGGCGGCCCCATCAGACCAGGCATGCCGTAGCTGATGATCTCGCAACCGGCGGAGCGGCTGTTGACGATGCCTGCGTCGGCCGTATCCACTACAGCCGGATCACAGTACTGGTAGATGGTCCCGCCGCGCGAGATGGCAAACTCCACGCCAAGGTCACGCTTCCTGAGCGTGGCGGCCATGACGATGGGTTCGTTCTCACCGCCCGTCCAATGGAACACAAACAGGTCGATGGGCTTGGTGCGCTTCTTGTTGTAGCCATCCCCGGGCTTGAACTCAGGGACCGCCGGAAGCTGGCCATCGTTCCAACGCCGAACGGGCACATCCTGCCCGTTGGAAGCCTTGACAGGATAGACCACGCCGCCAATTATGATTCCGTTCATTTTCGGCTCGCTTTCTTGACGGGCTTGGGCTCATCGTCCGCCACTTCCTCGCCTTCGGCATCCAACATGGCCGGCGCCTTAGGGCCATAGTGGAGGTTGCCGCCGGTCACCAGAGCAGCCATCGGCACATCCTCAAACCGATCCATCAGCTCTTTGAAGCCCGCAAGCTCCTTGACGATGGCGTCGGAAAGCTGCCCCCGCGTCATATCCCCAAGAAACAAGCCGGCGACAATCTCTTTGCGCTCGGCTTCTTTCTTGATCAAGCCAAACTCTTGGCCCTTCTCTATGACTCCGGATTGGATCTCCGACCGTAGACGAATGGCGCCGATGGTAGCGGCGTGCATTTTCGTCTTGTCGAGTTTCTTGATGACTTCATCCAAGTCGCGGATGTTCCGCTGCTGTTGGATGACGTACTCAACAAACACATGCTCCCGGGGGCGATTGCGGAACAGCTCCGCTTTCATCTCCAGCATGCGATTTCTTACTTGCTCGTAAGTCTCAGGGTCCCAACCAAATAGTTCAGCAACGCTCGCTTCACTTTCACCACGCGCCGTGATTTCTTCATACAGCGCAAGCGCTTGCTTGGACAGTTCTGATCGGGATAACCCCACGCCCTAGTTGTAACTTCAATTGCGTCGGGACGCTAGCGACAACGCAAACATCCACGTTCTTGAATCTTGTTCAGCACAGCCATTGCGTGAGCGTGGTATGTCCACCCCCACCACGCTCCGCATTTGCATCGTACCGCAAACTCTTCCAAAGCCTTGTTGTGCTTCATGGCCTTTCGGGAAAGGCGCCATGCTAAATCGTGGTTCCCGCGGTAGCCGTCCCAGATGTCCAGGTTCTCGTCTTCAACAGGTTGCAACTTGGGGCGCGGCGTTTCTTTGCTCATGCGCGACCTTGAATGTGCCATGCGCCCAGGTAATCCTTGGCGAACGTGCCCGACCCCACCCCATCGCTCAAAAAGCTGGTTATTGCCTCATAAGCGGCGATGAGCAATTGGTTGCTTGGCTTCTCGCCGCTGTACTTCGCCACACAATCAGCTTCTTCAACCACATCGATAGGGAAGCCAAACGAAACCAAAGTAATCACATCGTCGCCCCGAACGTCCCACAGCAAGGCGACTCCGGGCCTGGCGGCCCCTTCGGGCTCTGTCGGACCCAGCCTGTTCCCTCTGCTAGCCAAAGGCTCCCCAACGTGTAAGTATTTCCTACCGTTGATAACGACGTGGCAACCTTTGCAAAACATGCTTGGAGCCTTACCTGTGCCGCAGCGCCCGCAACCAAGTTTTGAACATGGCGTACCGAAACTTGGCGACCATCCACCAACGACGGTACCAAGCCATGGAAGCGAAAATCTCACGAGCGTGGGCACGCAAGCGCTCGGGGTTGATGGGACGGACCAACCCGACCTTGATGAGCCGAGTGCGCACCCGAACATACCGCTTACGTTCGGATGCAGACAGCGGCTTTTCGCCTTGGATCTGGCGCAACCGAATGTAATCCCTGTAGTCCGCAACCTCCCCGGGGCGAACGTCGCGCAGCACCTCATCCAAGTCTTTCGCTTGATCGTCCTTGTTCATTTGGACCTTCCATTCAAATGCTTTTCCAGGGCTGGAAGCTCGTTTTCCAAGCGTGCTTTCAGACGGGGCGTAAGCGGCGATGTCCGTGAAAACTCATCCATGGAACGCGCCTCATCCGGAGCTAAGCCATATCGCTTTGCTGCCAGCTCATAGCCGCCCGAAGTCAAGTGGAGCTTGGAAACTCTGTGTGCGAGCAGCAGCTCAAACTCCGCGCAGGCTCGACGCACCGTTGACTCGCTCAGCTTAGTGGCTTTGGCGAGTTGTGAACAGGGATGCCCGTCGCGTTTTCGCTTCCACAGCGCGTACATCGTCTTCAACGCCAAGCACCGCGAAGGCCCGGGCCCGCGTTCGCCCAACACATCGCCGTCTGGTTGTGCCTGTGGCCAAGTCTTGCCCTTGGCCAGCCTGTATACAATCTGATACGGAATGCCGATTTCAGACGCCACACGAGACACGCCCTCGCCGTTGGCGATGCGTTGCTTGATAGCCGACGCTTGGTTCAACGTCAGCGTTGAAGCGTGGTGTGTTTCCCCGCGCACGGCCACGTTACGCCCAAACTTTCTCCGACAGTTTCTCTGCCAACGGGGATGGGCCGATGTAGAAGTGCTTGGCGGTCGCCGTTGCCTTCTCATTGTGAACTAGCCGAAATGCTCCGCGCTTTGGGAACACCACGCGGATGAACGGCCTTGTCTTGGCGATGTACTCGCCTATCGGTGCACGATCCACCACATTCACATTCGCCCCGGACGGGATGGCTTTGCCCGTGATCCTCCGATCAACGTAGCACTTCAGGCCCACCTTGGCGATTGCTCGCAACCGAAGGTCGCCATCCTCGTTCACGCGCAAATCGGGGTCTGAATACCCAATTTTCTTGAAAGCGTCCGAACGATACGCCACGAAATCTGCTATGTTGGAGCCTGCGAAATGGTGCTGCCCCGGAGGAAGGCGCGATGCGTCCATGCGAGCGAAGTACGTGATACAGGATGTGATGGCCCAAGCGTCGGGCATCTTCTTGAACGCAACTTCGACATCGCCAAGCGACAGCTTGTCCAACGTAACGTCCGAATCCCAACGCAGCACGTATTGGCAACGCTTGGAAAGAACGTGTTGGATGATGTTCTCTTTGTTCCCGCAGCCGCCGTTCTCCGGAAGCGGCAGATACAGGAACGGATGCGGGGCGGTGAGTTCTATCAAGCGCTCCACATCCATCTTGACAGGGGATGCGTCATCGATGATGAAAAACGGCGCGGTTTCTTTGGCTTCCGCCAAACAACGCACCATGAACGACACGGCGTTGTACATGGTGGCTTGGTACTTTTCCACGTTGACGGGCCGTTCGACAAACTCCCCCTTGCTGACGACGCGCCGAATGCCGTCCAAGTAGTATCCACACCCGAATCCGAACTTGTAGTTGGCTTTCGGGTCCCAACGCACCATTCTTGTCTTTGCCATGTAGCCGGTTACTTCTGGATGAAGTGGCGCGGCGCTGAATGGGATTGAACTAGACTGAAGTTCACAAAGAGAACATCAATCCAGCCGCGTTCCAACCAGCTTTTGAGACCGCCCAGCACAGGCGAACGGCGAATCCCAACATGAACAGAGCCAACGTGTTCACCAACACGAATAGCCCCATGTAAAACATGGCCGTCCAGAAACGATCCACTATGCGGCCGCTCGCTTGGATTCGCGGACGAAACGGCGTGGCTGGGGCAGCCCAAGCTCGCCCGTGGTCTTGTCCCGACCCGCGACGAAACGGTGCAGCGAGGAATCCGCCCCACACAGAATGCACCGGGGCGGGCGCTGAGATGCGCATGGGCAGAAGATGTGATCTTCAATCATGACGTTACCTCGAATCTTCCAGCGCCTTGGTCAAATCTTCCAAGGCGTCCGTGTTGCTCTTGAGCTCACGCGAATGCTCTTCCAGAGCGCGCGTGAGCGCTTGGATGTCCGCACGTTGCGGACCCTGATCGTAGATGGGGCGATTCTGGCTCTGGGCGTGGGCGCTCTGAATCTGCGGAGCAATCGGCGCCACGAACATGGACGCCCACCACAACACAGCCAATACCACAAACGCCAGAAACCTATTCATCTTGCTTCCCTTTGCCACGACGCTGTTTGGCGTCTATGTAGAAAGGTATAGCTGAGAAATGCCAAGGCGTTGAATATTTCTATTGTCGCCCAACACTAGGGGCAACTTCGTACCATCGCCGCCCATTTCCGGTCATCGGCGCAGCTTCCCAATAAGACACCAACGTGCCGTGCGCCTCCATGACGCGTAGCAGCGATGAAGCCGTGCTGATAGGGATTCCTAACGCCCGAACTACATCCACAGAATAGACCCGCCGCTTACGACCAATCAGCTCCAAAATAGTCTCGACACGGGCAGCACGTACTTGCTGCTTGGCGGTCTTTCGTTTGAACGTCGATTCTTGATCGAAATGGTGGACCGGCCCGCTCCAAGCAGGGGGAGGCGCGCTCGCTATGGGCCGGGACGGGGCCTTGGCCCGCGCTGACGGCCGTTTCATACGCTACGGGACGCCAAGCCCATCAGCGTGGCGAGCCCCTTTTCAGTCAACGTGCAACGATCATCTTGGCGGCTCACAAACCCCAACTCGACTAGCCGCGACATCACAGGGCTCCCCGGCGGAACGCCTGTGGACCTGTAAACGACATCAAGCGTCTTTCCGGGGTTGCCGGCCAGGAACCTGAGGATGCTATGCTCCGACTTTTTCAGCAGGCCCAATCTCAATCTCCATCTTTCAAACGATATCCATCATTGAAACGCTCGACTTTTCGGTCTTTGTGAATCAGCAAACTCAACTGTGCACGGGCACGTTGAACGGCCCCGGGCATGGCGTTGCCATAAACCAACTTGGCGACTTCCCAAAGTTGTATTCCAGGCGTGGCCCGAACGACATCCAACACGGCCGCTTTGGCTCCGCGACGGCGCTTTGCCGACCGGCGGGCGTCCGATACGCGGGCTGGTGGCTCTGAATAAGCCGCCGGCAAGAGTTTGGAACTGCTATACAACGCAGGCGGCTGGGGCGGCGCGGCTTCCAGCGGCGTGCCTGCTGCGTACCAATCCTCCATCCCGAAAACGGGCTGTGTTGATTTGGAAGCAATGTGCTCTTCCATCGTCAGAACACGGGCATTCATACCAAAACGCACCGCCACGTAAGGTTCGGGCTTTGCCCCGGGGCGTAGCGCTTTCGAGAGCACAGCAACGTCCCCTTGGAACAGGGAAAGAACGCCTGCGCGCCCAGACGTAGATTCGTGTAGCCAACGCTCCAAACCATCCAACGTGACCACGTATCGGTTCAGCTCTCCCATGTATCAACGCGCCTCAAGGTATTCGTTCGGAGGGATTCGAGCACACGTGGCGCAGCATTGCAACCAAGCGTTCGCCGGGCGGGACCATCTCATCACAGAGGCTAAATCCCCGCAGACCCCGCTAGAAAGCCAATCGCACCGCCCTACAGGCTCATTCGGCTCAATCGGACGAATATCCCCGTGATCCGGGGACCAAGATTCTGCTACGGATGGATCTCCGAAACCTAGCGCCAAGCGCTGCTTGCAAACCAAGCAACGCATGTGCTCTTTGCCTGGTTCTGATGGCGGGTGAACGACGCCAGACGCCCTCCCGCACAGAGATGAATGGCCGCCCGGGGCAAAGAAAT